ATGACAAAATTCACGTCCCCTCCTGCGACCAAGTTCGGCCCATCACCCGCCCAGCGCCAACAAGCCCCGGCGGCTCGACCAGCGCACGCTCCTCCGCCAACTCGCTTTGGGACGCCCCCCATCGTTCAGCCAAAGCCAGCGCACAATCAACCAGCGCCGGGGCCAAAACCAATTCAGGCAAAGATGTTTGAGCGCCCCGGCCAAACGCCTCCTCAGCCCCGACGTCAGCCAGGCGGGCAAGTCGTGCAACCTTTCAGCGCCGTCAGCAACGCTGTGGGCCGCATGTGGAATCGATTCTTAGGATTCGACGGACTCGACACAGCCATGTCGGAAGCCTTTGCCGAAGGGCTGGAATCGATCGATCATTTTCTGTACAGCCGGGATGGCTTCGCACTGAACTCGCACCGGGGTGAGCAGTTCCAGAGCGAATGGCAGCGCTTTCAAAATGCGCCGGGCGCAGGAGCTGGCATTTTCTGCCATCAGGACAATCCGGCGGGCTTCCGGCAGCGTGTGTTGTCTGGCGAAGGATTTATCTGGGCGCTCACGGAAGAAGAGCGATTGGTCGTCGGCACGTCGTCCGGCGTCGTCAACCATTCGATTCTGGCGCGCGGAAGCGCGGTCATCGGTGCAGGCGAGGGAACTCTCCGCCACACGCCTCAAGAGCGCCTGTGGCTTGAATGGAAGCATGAAGAGCGCTTGCAAAGCATAGGCGCCTACGACGGCTTTGGCGATGATATGAAGGAGCGTTACAACGAACTTCGCGACATGAATCTGACGCAACCCCCACAACGTCAGTCGGGAACCGTGGTGTTGGATTTTGGCAGCGGCCATTATCGGCCCAAAAGCGGCTGGCGGCGAGTTCTCACGGCTTGGCAGAACGCTGGATTCTTCGCCGTGGTCGATGAAACCTCACGCTTCAAGTAGGCCACAGCTTCAATCAACAGCGCGAGTTTGAAACAGGCTTTCCAAAAGCACATCACTTACGCGGTTTTTCGCCGCCAATCCGGTCTCAAGGGGATATTTGATGAATTCGATCCGATGAGCAAGTCGGAGGGAATCACCCTCGATCTCGATTGGGACACCATGACAGCCTGGGTAAATCGGGCTGGCGATCTCTACGGTGTACCGGGATTCGAGGCCGACGGTTGACAGCGCATAGGAACGAATGCGGCTCAGCGTCGGAACAAACAACTAACCAAACTCTGACAGCGCCCAAGGCCCGGACATGGAAAGGCCCCGAAACGCATTACGTTTCAGGGCCTTAGAGTGGTGCCGCAACAGGGAATTGAACCCCGGACCTACTGATTACGAATTCTTTGATTTTATTGGAGGATAAAGGTTTTTCCCAGAAACGCCCCTCAGCGCGCCTCCAGCAATTTCAGCGGGTTGGATGGCTGGTGGGAACGGCTGGCCATCAGTCCGACGTCCTCCGCCACGCCAAACGCCGCGCACCAGGAACAGCCGCCCGCATCGTTGGAGCCACCCACGCTGTCACTCAGCTTGGTCGTCGCGCCTGACGCCGTCGCTGGAACCGTTCACCGGAGAACGATTCGAGTTCGCGCGCCAGCCACAGAGCTTGGCGCCCGTGATGTTGTGGCTCAGCAACTGCTCAGCCGTCCCCTCGCTCAGCGTGTCGGCCCGGCTTGTGTAGACCGGGCGAAAGGCCGCGCAGGCGGCGTCAGTCCCGGCCCCACTCCCGGCGCAGCCGGTCAGCAGCACCACCAGAACGGCGCACATCGTCATCAATCGCATGGCGGGTCTCCACCGCTTTGAGGGTCTGTTCGGTCTGTTCGGCGGCGGCCTGCCGCCGCCCCGCCCGGCGCTGAAACGCGCCGAAGGTGGCGATCGCCAGCAGGAGCGCGCCGACGGCGGCGAGGGTCGGGCCGATCCGGCCCCACAGCCCCGCCAGGAACGGCAGCCCGATCACGCGGCTTGGCGCTGGTCGGCCCAGCGCTGGTACAGCAAGAACCCGACCGCGCCCGCCAGCAGGATGGCCACCGGCCAGCCCAGCCCGCCCGACGGCAGGCTGTCCAGCAGGCCGCGCGCGGCGTCCGACACCTCGCGCGCCTGGTCAATGGCCACCGCCACGCCCGCCAGCCCCAGCGCGCCGCCGCCACCGACGCCAGCCGCCGACTTGGACAGCGGCTTGGGCGCGGGCTGGGGTTCGGGCGCGCCGGTCGCGGGATGATCGACGCCTGACAGGAACAGCGCCGTTTCCGCCGCCCGCCGCTTGACCAGGCCGGGCATCACCTTGCCCGCGCCCCGCGTCCATTTGGAAAATTCGACGGCGGCGCCGGCCAGATCACCCGCGTTCAGCTTGGCCAGCAAGGTGGAGGGCTTGCCGATCTTGAGCGTGACAAAGCCGTCCTTGCCCGGATCCTGGCGGGTCGCCTTCCGGCCCGTCCCAACGTTGAAGACAAAGGAAGCAAGAACCCCACGCTGCGTGTCGGTCAGCGGCGTTTTGACCGCGCCGTCGACGATGGCGACGGCGGCATTGAGGTCGGCGAGCAGCCAAGCGTCGGCCTGCTCCTTGGTGATGACCAGGCCGGGACGCACCTCCGGCCCGGTGTGGCCATAGCCGATGGTCCAGGGCGCGCCGCCGCTGGCCGGATCGGGGTAGGCCGTCAAGCGAAGGCCTTCCGCGTCTTTGACCAGGTCGATGACGGGTTGAGGAACAGGGCGCATGGAAATCCTCCTTCTGCGCATGAAAAAAGCCGCCGGGCGGGTGCCGGGCGGCTGAGAAAACTGGAATGTTGTCGCGGTTGGGTTCAGCCGCCGGGCCAACCCAGATCAATCCCGGCGGCGTAAGCCGTCAGCGCGTCATCGACGGTCTCGGCGGCATCGATGGCGGCGCTCAACTCCTCCTCGCGGGCGAAGCAGGACTGCACGAAAACCCCGATGGCCAGCAAGGCGGTGGCCAGTGCGGCCTTGCCGACGCGGGCGAAGCCATCCGCCGTCTTCCAGACCGTCTCGAAGCCGCCACCGGCCAGCTCGACCTGACTGGCCAGGGTCAGATTGCTGGCCACGTCGTCGTAACTGGCCTTGTCGCTGCGCCAGCGTTGGCCGCCAATCAGGACGCCACGGTCGCGCTCGGTCTTGCGACGCGCGACCACAGCCGCGCGCAGTTGGGCGAGCAGATAGTCGAGCGTCGGCGGCTGGACGGCGCCGTCAACGCACACATAATCGTGCGTGGCCCAGGCCGACAACGCGTCAGGAACCCGCACCCACAGAATCGATGGGTGATACAGGCCGGTCGGATCGTCGGTTACAAACTCGGCGCAAACGCCGGCATCAATGCGTGCCCACATCATCCACCCCACTTGATACACACCGCCCCGACGCGACCGGGCGTTCCGGCCCCGCCGGTGAAGGCCAGAGATCCGCCGCTGCCGCCCCCGCCGTAACTGACCCCACCGAAGGTCGCGAATTGAGACCGATATTCGGGGTTGTAGTCACCGCCGATTCCTGTGCCGTCCGCGCCACGCTGGTTGAGATCGTTCGGTCCTGCCGCCCCGCCGGTCGCCGACAACAGCGTTCCGAAGGACGCGGACCCGCCGGGCTGCCCAAGTGATCCGCCCGCCGGAACGACGATGGTGAAAACCTGGCCTGGGGTCACAGGAAGATTGTACTTGATCGACACGCCGCCGTTTCCGGCGGGTCCGCCCTCGGATGAATCGTACTGGCTGGTGTCGTAACCGCCGCCACCGCCGCCGCCCACCACCGTCACCTGGGTCAGCAGCGTGACGCCCACCGGCACCGTGAAATTGGTTGCGCCAGGCGTGGAAAAGATCCATTCGCCCGCTCCAGCGCCTGCGGTGAAGGCCGTCGGCGCAGACCAATCGGACCAGCCCAGCGTGGCGCCTTGATGTTGACACTGGAAATAATAGACGGTCAGCGGCGTGAGGGCGGCGGTCGATGGCAATGTGACGGAGGTCAAGGCCCCGGCGCTGATCCCGCTGTCGTAGACGACCGTGTCGAAGCTGGGCACCGTCGAGACCCGCCAGCGTGACGCCGCGTGCGCGTCCGCTCCGGCGACAACCGAAAACGGCGAGCTGGTCAGGGTGGGCTGGAGCGCGGCCCCAGCCGACCCGTTGGCGGGCGTCAGGTTTGTCGGTCGGGAGACAAAGGAAAAGATCGCCGCGCAGGTGAAGGCCGTCGGCGTGCTGGGGGCCGACCAATGCCCCTCGACGTCGGCGTAAGCGACGCGCCACCAATAGACGCCGGTCGTCGTCAAAACCAAGTCGGGGACGGCGTAAGAGGCCACGGCCTCCACCGTGCCGCTGTGCAGGATGGGGACAAAGCTGGGACTTGTGGCGATCTCAAACCGCGCTTGCCCCTGAGCGACCCCGTAGAGCGAATAATAGGGCGATGCCGACAGCGTCGGCGTGCCGCTGACGCCGATCGCGCCCGCCGCCGGACCCAGGTTGATGGGTTGCCGCACCAGCGCCGTCGATGAAATCGTTCGGATGGCCTGGAGCAGCTGGGTATGGTCGCCGCCCGATGGCGCGAGGCCTGCGGTTTGGATCACCGTCAGCATCTCACCCTGGACGCCGTTGAGCCAGTCGGCGGTGATGACGGTGGCGGGAACGCCGGTGGCGGGGCTGCCCTCCGTAAAGAGCGACCGCCCCGAGGAGGTCGCGGCGGTCGGATGATCGATGGCGTCCATTCTCACACCTTGATTGTGGTTACGGTTTTGGCCAGCGGCAGATCGATCACGACGGTGACGGTCTCCATCACCGGGCTGCCGTCCACCACAAGAGGGTTCCCCTCGGAATCCGTCGCCTGCCGCGTCACCAGAATCGGTTGCGGCGTCGTCTGGCCGCCTCCCGCAGCAAAGCGATATCGGGGCGGGATGTTGGGCAGGTTGAACGTGGTCGCCCCGTCACCGGCGCCCCAGCGCGTTCCGACCACGCCGAAGAGGTCGACGTAGGTCTGGCGGGACACCGCGCGACCGTCGCAGACCAGGCGATCCGGCGGCGTCACATCCCCCGCAAAGACCTCCAACGTCCCGGTGGGCGTCACCGCGCTCCGGCTGAACAGGGCGTTCAACTCGGTGCGGATGATCTCCAGCGTCTGACGCAGAGCGCTCAGGCGGGGTGCGGTGCGGAAGAGGCTGGGGTCTACAGAGCTGGTCACGTCATGTCTCCCAAATGGTGAACCCATGATCCCAGCCGACCAGGCCGTCATCCCACGGCGCGGCGTCTGGCGAGGTGTAGGAAAAGCGCACCAGCGTGTGCGCCGCAGCAACCCGGCGCAGGGCTGCCTCGAAAGCCGCCTCGCCCCACGCGGCGAGCGATTCGCCCGCCGCCGATTGACCGGCGCGCGCGTGCGTGGATGTCCATTGGACCAGGCCGATGGACCAGACAAAGGACCAAGCGTCGCCACAGCAGGGACTCCCGGCTTGAGCGCCACCGGCGCGCGCCGGGCCGTATTGGGTGATCGTGACGTCGAAGCCCAGCGCCTTGGCGTAGGCGGTCAGGTAGGGGATGCTTTGGCCGCCCACGCCGATCAACTGCGCCACCACCGCCGCGCGGCGCTGCTGCAACGTGGTCTGGCCGCTGACCGCGAGCGTGGCCTCCCAATCCGGCAGCAGCTGGTGCGCGCCCGCCGGAAAGGCGTCGCTCAGCAGCGCCGCCGCGTCCGCGCTCTGCCGTTCATAGACCGCCGCCAGCCCGTCGAGCACCTGGGCTTGCGTCGTGCCTTCCTCGCGCGGCCAAATTCGCCCGGTCGGCAGCAGGGCTTGCAAGGCCGCGCGGAAGTCGGCGCGGCTGTAACGTGGCGGCATGGCGACCTCAAACGAAGGTGATGACGCCCAGCGTCAGCATGTGGCCGGGCGGCGCTGAGACGTCGTCCAGCGGCGCGTTGATGTCGAAGCTGGAATCGCCCAGCGCCACCTGCACCGCTTCCCACAGGCGGTTGATGTTCACCGTCCCGCCGGGCGTGGCGTCTTCGCGCAGGCGTTCGATCAGGGCGTCGCGCGCCGCCGCCTGCGAGGACAGGGGGATTCCAGCGATGGTCAGCGCCAGCGGCGACGGGATCGGCGCGACGACATAGACCAGCGCCGTCACCGGCTGGAGCGGCCAGAGCGCGTTGGCGACGGTCAGCTGGTCGCCGGTGGCCGGTTGCGCGCGGGTTTCGGCGCTCGCCACGCCGTCCGATCCTTGCGGAAAACCGCCATGCGCGGCCTGCGCGTCGTCGAGCATCACAAACAGCACGACGGTGCCCAGCCCCGCGCCGTTGCGGACGCACCAGGACCGCGTCACGCCGGGGACGGCGAGCGCCCAGCTGACGAAATCGTCATGCGCGCCGCCCATCGCCGTGATCTGGTAGGCGGTCAGCATGCGGGTGCGCAGCTCCTCGTCCGCCTCGACATCCGCCCCACCAATCAGCGCGCCGCTCGTGCCCGACGACGGCACGCCGGAAACCGCTTGCGACAAGGCGAAGGCCGCGCCCGCGTCGGTGTTGCCGCCCGCCCCCGGCTCGTCGGCGAGGACCGGGACGCTCGCCGTTCCAGCAACCCCAACGGCAACCGTCTGGGTGCTGGTGAACGCCCGGCCATCGGCGGCGCGGGCGATGACCGTCCCGCTCGGGATCACGGCGCCGACGGCCCCGGCGAAGGTCACGATTCCGGTCGCGGCGGCGGCGGGCTTGCGGGTGACGCCCTTCAGGGCCGCCCAGCCCTCCAGGGCCTCGTCGGTGCAGGTGAAGGGGACGGCCTGCTTGGCGATCCAGTCCAGATAGCCGTAATGCAGATGCGCCAGCCCGGCTTGAGCCGCCCCCAGCACCCCAAGCACCGACCGCCGCAACAGGTTGGCCCCACCATCGACCGCCGAGGCGACGTCCTGCGCCACCTGCTGGCGGATGTCGGTGAGGGTTGGACGCGAAAACGGCATCAGGCGACTCCTTGCCAAGCCCAATCAAAGTTAAAGCTGGTCGATTGGCCGTCGCTGCGGTGGGCGATCACCCAGACGCCCAAGGTCGAGCGGCGCGCCCATTCCACGCGGATCGTGAAGCGCGCGACCACGCCGTCGTCGATCAGCCATTGCAGCGCCTCGGCGACGTAATCGGCGGCGCGCCGCCGGGTCTCTTCCGTCTGCTTGGCGCGGTCGAGCAACCACAGCCGCGAGCCGATCTCGCGATCTCCCCACCAACCCCGCCGGTCGCCCGTGCCGTCCGGCAGGCTGTCGGAGGCGGTCGCCGGGCGGTCGGTGAACAGGCTGACCAGGATGGCGGTGGCCAAGTCGTCGCCCGTGTCCAGGTCGCCAGAGACCAGGGACCAATCGCCCCGCGCGTCGTTGGCGATCCAGGACACCAGGATGTCGGCCATGGCTATTCCTGTTGGTTGGGGATGGCCGTGCTGGCCCCGCCCGGCTGCACGCCGTTGTGCGTGTGCTCGTTATAAATGGCCCGCATGCTGGCCATGCTGCGCCCGCCGCCGCCGACCTGGTCAATGATGTCGCCCGTCACCTCCAGCAGCGGCGCCTCGATGCGGACTTTCGCGCTTGCCTTGATCGTCAGGCTGGGGGTGTCCTCAATCGTGATCGGCAGCCCCGCGCCCTTGACGACGATGCCGTTGCGGGTCAAATGGACCGATTGGCCGAGGTCGTCGTAGAGGCAGACCTCTCCACCGGCCAGCCCCTTCGGTCGAGCGCCCTGGTTGCCGCTGGCCACCACCACGCCCATTGAGCGGTCGCCGCCGACGAACAGCAGCACGACGTCGCTGCCGATCGGCGGGACCGACGAGAGGCCGTATTCGATGAGGCGCGGGGTGTTGTCGCGCAACTCATCGACGCCCAAGCGGACCTGCATCGTCTGCACCGCGCCGCCATCGGTGACGGCGGTGATCCGGCCCCGGCCAATCGCCAGCAGCGCGCGGGTGTAAAGGCGCTCGATCAGTCCCGGATCGCTCATGGCCGCGCCCCCGGCGTGACGTCCGACAGGACAGGGACCAGCACGGTCGGGGCCAGCTCGAAGGCGGATGGCGGCATCAGCACCAGGCTGGCCGAGGTGCCGGACGGGCCGCGCTGATACGTCACCTCGGCGATGATCCATGTTGCGTCCAGGTGCAGGCTGGGCAGCGTGACCCGCGCCAGCCGGTTCGGCGTCCACAGCGCGCCCGCCGCGTCGCGCCAGCTGTCCACGGTCAACCGCACCTGGAAGGAGCGCCCCGCGCGCCGGGCCATTTCCCAGCGGCCCCGCTGCTCCGACAGCCCCAGCGCCACGATCCCGGATTCGGCGATGATGAAGCGCTTGCGGTGGCGCGTCACCCCGGCGTCGCGCACGATGGCCTGGATGTCGCCGTCGGGACCAGCCTCGCCCAAGGGCGCCATGGAGAGGGAGCGCACGACGTATTCTGAAAAGCGCTGATCCATCGAGAACAGGGCGACGGCGCTCTCGACGTTCGCGCCCTGGGCGAAACCGCTGGCGTGCTCGACCGTTCCGACGCGCGACAGGACGAGGTTGCCGTCCGGCCCGTCGTAAGCCAGCAGAGCGCGAAACCGGGCGATCCGCTCGATCACCGCGAAGGGCGTCTCGCCCCACATCAGATTGATCTGCGGGATCGGCGGACCGACGTCGGTCAAGGCGCTGACCGTGACGCCATAGGGCTGGGCCAGCTTCGCGGCGATGCTCAACACGTCGGCGCTGCTGATCTGGTTGCTGGGCCATTCCGCCGAACAATCGACCAAATCCTGGCATTTCCCGCGCCCCGTCACCCGCAGGCTGTGCGACTGGCGGTCGATGGCTGGGATGAAGCGGTCCACATAGCCGGTCAGCACCAGATCGGAGCCGAGCAGCACCTGGCATTCATCGCCCTCCTTGACGACGACGCTGGCCACCTCGCCCGGAAAGCGCTCGGTGAAGGTGATGTCGAAGTCGGACGGCAAGCGTTCGACGCCGCGCGTCACCCGCAGCTGCTGCCAGCCGGAGAGCTTGCGCCCGGCGCCGCCGCCAATCACCAGGGTCAGGTCGTCGATCATGATTGCTTCCAATTCAAAAATGGTGATTATTTTATTAGAAATTCCACTAATGGGAGTGTCGGAGACATCATGAAAACCATCGGTAGATTTTTGATCTTTCTCGCAGCACTCGCCGCGTCAGAAGTGAAGGCTGCATGCCCACAGAACCCCAACAGCTTAACCCCAGGATGTCCATGGGATGCCAATCTCGTGAGTAAGCGTTTTGAATTGATCCCTTTGCCAACCGATGCTGAAACTGCACTGCTTGAACGCTACAACCACACCTATTACGGCTGCTTTCGTCCAGCAAATAAAATCATAGCCGCTTATAGTCGTTACGAAAATGGCCGATTAATAATGATTGGAAATGGGGATTATCTGGCAGACAACCCCATAGATCGCGTCCTGTTGAGCGATATTTTGACTAAAAAATCTTTATTTAATAACGAGGGAGTTAAGCTTCAACCTTGCAGCCCTCCCTCTTCCTATCTCCCGACACCACAGAATTACACAGCCCCAGAATTTAAACGCCCATGATGGCGCTAACCAATTTTACTTACTCCGCCAAGGCGTTGAAGAGGACCGGCAGAAAGGCCGGGTGGATCGCGCCGGATTGCTCGACCAGCTCGTCGCTGCGCGCAGGGTCCTGATAAAGCCGCTGCGCCAACACCAAAGCGGGTTGCGGGCGGGCTGTGGACACGACCACGCGGCGCGTGAGGCTGGCTCCGCGCTCGGTCAAATCAACCGAGACGGCGGTGCGCAGGGCGCGCAGCGCCTGATAGGTCTGGTCCTGCCCGGCGTCGCCCGCCCGCGTCATTTCGGCGTCGATCAGCTCCACCACCCGGCTGCGCGTCTCAACCGCCTGGTCGTGCGATGGCGGCTCATACCGCGCGGCGGCCCGCGCCACCTCCGCCAAGGCGGCGCGCCGCACCAGCGTGGCCGTGGCCGTGGCCGCCGGGGTCGGCGACGGCCCCGAAGGGGCGGCCCCTGAACCGACGGTCCCTGAACTGACGGGGGAGACCGGCGAAAAACTGGCCAGCGGCGTCAGCAGGCGCAGCGCGTCCGTCGCGTTGGGGGTGGCGCGGGCGGCGGCGGACACCAGCGCGGCGACGCTCGCGGCGGCGGTTGGCAGGCTCGCCGCCGTCAACGCTTTCGCCTGCGCCATCGCGTCCGCGCCAGCCTGCGCCACCGTCGCCCGCCGCGCCGCCGTGGCTGCCTTCAGGGCGGGGAGAGTGGCGGGAGAAGCCGTCGTCGCGCCGCGCCGCCGCCCCTGGACCTTTGTGCCGCCGATGAACCGACCGAACGCGCCGGGAAGGTCGCGCACCGCGTTGTAGAGGTTCGTCGCGTCGTCGATCAGGCGGAAGACCGCCCGGACAGAGACGCCGACCGCGCTGACGATCTGCCGCAGGATGGCCGATCCCTGCTTGAGCAACCCGCCCACCGTTTGGACGAAGTCCAGAACGGCGGCGGCTCCGACGGCGTCCGCCGCCGCCTCGATCTGGCCGACGCTGGTCGCGCCGCCCTCGGGAAACTGGAGCTTTCCCGCCTCGACGCAATCCAGCGTGATTTCGAACACCCGGCCTTCGCGGCGGCGCTCGACGACGTGAAAGCGCAGCAGAGCGACCGATTTCCGACCCAAGGTCGGATGGACCAGTTCGGCCTCGCCCGCCGTCTCGCACGCCCGCACCAGCCGGTCGCGCTGGGCCAGCACGTCGCCCCCGCCGTACTGGACCGACCCCTCGACCAGGAACCCGATCAGGCTGATGCGGCGCGGCCCGCGCCCCAAATCCTCCACCCACACCGAATCCCGGTAGGGGTATTCATGGACGGCGACACGGCGGCCAAACTCCGACGCCGATCCGATGACGCCGAAGGGCACGCCCCGAAACGACGCCGTTTGAAGCCGGGTGTGCCACGGCCCGGCGCCGCCGTCGAACCCGGCCAGATCGACGCCCAAGCGACCGGCGGCGTTGGTGACGCGGTCCAGCGCGCCGCCAAGCGCCTGATAGGCGTTGCGGTTGGGCATCACGGCCTCGCAAAGTCGGGGGTGGAGTAATTGACGCGGGTCGGCGCGAAGACGCTGTCCGGCTGGCCCTGCACCGACGCCGTCGTTCCCGGCGGCACGGCGCCGGAGAAGCGCACGTCAACCTGGATCGGTTGCCCCTGTTGCTGCCCCTGTTGGCCGGGTTGCCCCGGATTGGCCGCCGCCGCTCGCGCTTGCTCCGCCTGGGCCTTGGCGAGGTCCGACAGCAACACCGAATAATTCGGCACCGGCGTCGGCTTTTCGCCGAACACGCCGGGCTTGTAGAAGCTGTGGTCGCCGATTTCCGCCGATCGCAGATCATCCCGGCCCCGACCGAAATCAGTGCCGCGCCGCTCGGAAATGTCGCGGTTGAGGAAATAGGTGGCGCCGCCGGTCGGGTCGGTCCGCCGCCCGCTGGCGATCCCGTCCAGGATGCCTTGGACCGTCGCCCGTTGCGCGGTGGATCCCGATGGCAGGTTCCGCCAGTCGCCACCCGCCCGCATCACCGGCTCGAACTGACCGCGCTGGTTGACCACGTCGGGGATGGACCCGCCCCACGCCGGGTGGGCCGATCGGTTCAGGACCGTCCGCACCACACCTTCCAAGCCCACAGCCCCCTGGTTGCCGGCCTCGGCGATGGCGACGCGGGTCAACGCCTCCACCGCCGTCGGATCGAGGGTGATCGCCTTGGTGTCCGCGCCGACCGTCACGGGCGGGACAGCCGTCGGCAGAGCGGCGGCTGTGGATTGCGGCGCGGCGACGGCGGGCGCCGACGGCGCGGCGGCGGGAGGCACGGCGGCGTTGGCGGGGGTGACGAACAGGCTCCGCCACCAGGATTTCTCCGGTGGGCTGGCCTGGGGCGCGGCGATGGCTGGCTTTTCCTCCGGCGTGGCTGATTTCAGGCTGAAATGCGGCAGCCAGCTCGGCCAGCCGGAATCTTCCCGCTGCTTCTTTTCTTCGGTCGTTTGCTCGCGCACGCCGAACCGCAATGGGTCGGCTTTGCTGATCTTGTCCAGCTCGCCACGGACGAAATCACCGATCCCGTTCCAGTGTTCGTAGATCAGGGCCGCTCCCTGGACGATCCCCGCGATCAGGCCCAGCACAGGGTGAAACCGCGCCACACCGGCCACCACCCCCAAAGCGACGCCGACCTCGGCCAATCCGCCCGCCAACGGCTTGTTGGCCGCCGCCCAATCGGCGGTTTTGTTGATGATGCCGCCAAATCGGTCAGCGTAAGACGCCTCAATCGTGGCTCCAACGCCTTTGGCGGCGGCTTTCAGCCGATTGAGCGACGCCCCCAGCTCTTCGGACTTCGCCTGCGTGTCCTGCGACACCTCGGCGTATTTCTGGACATCGGCGAGGTATGTCTTCCAACCGTCGCGCCCCCGCCGCAGCATCGGCAGCAGCTGCTCGACCCCGAACATTTGGGCGACGCGGGCCTGGGTCTGCGGGTTGCTCTGCCGCCCGATCGCGTCGGCCAGATCGCCCATCGCCCGCTCGGCGTCCACCGCGCCAGACGCCGTTCGGCTCATGCGGATGTTCAGGATGTTCAGCATCGCGGCGGCTTCCGGCGCGCGGCCATAGGCGGCGTCCTGCAACGTCGCCCCCAGAGCGTGCAGGCTGCCGGTCATCGCGCCCGCCTCCAACCCGGCCAGCCCCGCCGCGCTGCCCAACGTCCGCAAGCGACCGGCGGCGATGCCGATCCCCCGGCGGCGTTCGCGGTGGCGACGCCAACCTGCCCCCATTGGTTGACCAGCGCCGCCACGCCCGCGACGGACCCCACGCCCGCGATGGCTCCCACGGACCCGCCCAGCAGGCCAAGCCCACCGGCGGCCTCGCGCGCCATTCCGCCAACGTTGGCGACGCCATGGCCCAGCGCGCTCAACCGGGTCGCGTCGCCCAACCCGGCGACCGCCGAGCCGATACCGGCTATCGGGCGGCGGATTTGACCGAGCGCCGACCCGACCTTGGCGACGACGGCGGACGCCTGATCCTTCGCCGTGATGACGATCTGGAATTGGTTGGTCATCGGGCTTCCGCCTTCATCATCCGCACGGCCTGGTCAAGCCACCAGGACAGCTCCGTCCAGGTGAGCGACCACGCGTCGCGCGGCCCCCAGCCATACCACCGTGTGACCTCGGCTAGGACGTCGCGCCAGTTGTCAGGCCACCGCCCGTAAAACCCATGAGGTAACGCACCGCCTTCTCGAAATCGCTGTAGGGAATCCGCTCGACGACAGGTTTCGGAAGGCCGGACACCAAGGACACCATCACGATGTCGCTCATCGTGGGGGACGCGTTCGGCCCGATCAGGGCCTTTTGCGCCTTCTCGACTTCGCCCGCCGTCGGCTCGCGCAGCCGGATCTCCATGTAGACTTCCAACCCGACCTCAATCGGCTTGCGCAGCTCGATCACGAGTTCGTCCGGCAAATGATCTGTGCTCATGGTTTACGCCTCCTCGACCAAAGCGGATTCGAACTTCACGTCGAAGGTCGAATCCGCGCCCTTGACCTCCTGGCTGTCGACCGTCCAGGCGTTGCGCGCCGTGACGATCTTGCCGTTGGCCAGCTCGATCATGACGGTGACGTTCGTCATGGCGTTGAAGGCCGCGACGGACAGGCTGCCCGCGTCGCGCAGGGTGGCGGAAATGAAACCGGGGATCGGCGTCTCCTTGTAGCCATGGACGCCGTCCATGCCGCTGATGGTCTCGCGTTTGACCTGCACCGGGCTGTAGCTGAAATCTCCGGCCAGCATGTAGCTGACGCCATCGACGGTGAAATAGGCGACTCCCGCGAGTCGGCGGCTGGTGTCGGCCATGGGCGAACCTCCTTATTGCAGGCGGAATTGGGCCAGCAGCGCGAAGATGCGCAGCTGGTTGATGAGGGCGCCGGGCCACAGCACATCGACGCGGTTCGGGTTGGTTTTGTTCTTTTCGACGATGATCTCGGCCTTGAAGACGTCGCCGTTCTGGACATAGCCCTCGGCCTCCAGCTCGCGGTACGCCGCGATCAGGTCCGCCCTGATGATGTTCGGCGTCACCACGTTGGCGCCGGGGCCAAAGCGCGTGCCGTTGGCCGCCAGCTTGACCCGCGCGTATTTGCTGGTGATGACGCTCTTCATCCGGCGCAGGATGAAGGCCAGCAGGAACAGCGTCTCCACCTCCAGATAGCTGTCGTCGGCGGCCCCGAAGCCGTTTTTCTGATAGGTCGTGATGACGTTTTCCAGCCGACAGGTCCCATCGTCGGCGGTGACGAAGGTGCTGACGCCGTCCCACAGCAGCACGTTCCGCTCGGCGATGGCGAAGCGGCTGGCGATGGGCGGGGCCAGCATGCTGGACAGCGCCAGGGTCTGGAGCGGCGTGCCAGGGTCGGCGCGCAGGCTGACGGCGGCGGTCCCGGCGAAGTCCGCCGCGACGACCCAGGCCGGGGTTGGGCTGTCGTAGAATCCCAGCACCGAAACATGCTGGTCGTTGCGCGTCGAGCCGAAGCTGGTCAAGGCCCCCAGCGTCCCGCGCTTGGCCGCGAAGGCGTGGCCATAGATTTGTTGGGACCAGCTCCAGCGGCCCGACACGTCGTTCAGCAGCGCCTTCACCGCGTCCAGGCTGGCCGCGTCGGTGTAGGGAAAGACGATGAAGTCGAAGGCCATGTCGCTGAGGCCCGCGAAGGCGGCGGACAGGTCCGGCGGGGTCGCGCCCGACGCCATGGGGGTTACGGCGACGCTGAGACCGACGGGCGAGGCCTCGCCGCCCGCCGCCCCTCGGTAATTGAGGCGGAGGTCAATCTCATTGCCCGCCGGTCCCTTGTTTTTGGCCGTCAGCGTGACGACCCCCGTGTCAGCGGAGGCCGTCACCGGCAAATCGATCATCGCGTTGACCGTCGCCGCCAGGGCCGTCGCCGCCGTCGCGGCGGATTGGCCGCTGGTGACGGCCTGGGACACCAGCGCGCCGCCGATGTAGAGCGACAGCACCCCCGTCGCCGTCGCGCCGCCCGTCAGGGTGACGCCGCCGGTGGCCGCCACGCCCGCCTCGGCGTCGGCCAGCGGCAGGAACCAAACCTCGCCGAAATTGTCCGCTTTGCGGTAGGCGGCGGTCATCAGCGCCAGCATCGAGCCAGGGCCGCCCTTGACCACCGCGTCGGCGGCGCCCTGGCAGATCGACGCCTGATTGGGCGCGGCGGTTCCGCTGGCGGTGGATCTTGGCCGACGATAGGTCCATCGGTTCGCGGCGCTGGTGCCTTGAGTTGCCACCTCGGCCGAAAACAGCGGCACGCGCAGATTTTGAGGGCCGTTCTTGAACGGGATCACGTGGCGGCTTGTCCTCCTCACGTCCACAGAAACGACAGCGTCACGTCCGCAAAGACTGCAAACAAGCCGGTTCCCACGGGGTTGTCCCGGCACCTCCGCCGTCTTGGCAAAAAGCCCTTCAAATCCGGTCGCGCACGCGAGCCCGGGAGCGGTTTCACGTCGCATGGCGGGGGCTCCTTAAAAAGTGATGAGAGCGCGGCTCATAACCGCCCCAATCCCGGCCCGGAACGTCGGGGGCGCACGCCGCCCGCCTCGGGAAGGGCGCGTCGCGGATAGACGCCGTGCAGTCGAAGGGGGCCGACAGGTCGGCCATGAACGTCGAGGCCAACGAGCCTGATCGGGATTGGACGGCTCGAAATCCTACGGTAACGGCATGGCGAATGCATCGCACTCGCGACATGCATTTGCCTCCGCCGAAATGCGGTATCGGGTGGGACGCCCACCACCTGCATTCAACGCTGGCGAGATGCTCCTCGGTCACGACACGCCACCTGAATGAACGGGCGCAGGGTGACAGGTCCGCCTTCGAACCGCCTCCGAACGGTCCTCCGCTCCAAACCCTTGGCCGCGCAAAAACAGATGGCCGGCGCAGGTAAGCGGAAAGCCGCGGTGCCCCTCGGCTTTCGTGTCCTCTGACCGATGAGTCATACGACCGCATTGATCGCGGGCACTCGCTGCTGGCGAGCGGCGTGTCGCGGGGGCGCAAACGGCCCCGGCGAGCCGTTGCCGCCTTGAGCGCAGGCGATCAACCAGTCGCGGACGTCCAGATAAAGAGCACGTTCATCCCGACACCCAAATTCAAAAAAGAGCTCGCCCAGCATGGCCATCCGGCCTCCAACCACCGAGACGACATAAACGCTCCCGCTGGCCAGAAATGGTACATGGTCCTTGATGTCCGCGAGTCGGGAATTGAGACGCTGGACCCAAAACCGGGCTGGCGAGGCCGACGGGCTGGTCGCCATTTCCTGCACCTCGGCGTAAGCTTCAACTAAGACGCCGGGATGGTGAAGGCGCGCCCGCCAGCGAAGGCCGAAGCGCCGCCTGGCCAAGGCTCGGCCACCGTCCTCGTGAACCAAACCGTACAACCACCGCCAAATGGATGCAAGCCTCCGCCGGATCGATGATCGCGACCGGGGCACCGGCCCGGCAGGGCAAAGCCCAGCCAAGCTCGCGCAAGCGCTTGGCCTCGGCAGGCTCGACGTCCAGAGTCTCGCCGGGGCCATGGGCGATCGAGGTCGGTTCCCCGTCTTCGCCCTTGCCCGCCCGATGGACGGCGCGGCGCGGCGCCACGGTGATCGCGACCAGCCCCGTGGGGCCGGGTTCTGTTTCTCAGCCATGTCAATTCACCTGCACGAACATCGCGCCGTTGGCGCGGGAGGGGATGATGACGGGGGCCGACTGCATCAGGATCAGCCGTTGGGCCGGGTCCTTTTCGACCCACGACTTCGGGGCGTAGGCCAGCGGGCCATAGCCGTGATCCGGATCCAGGATCATGCCGAACGCGCGGGTGCCCTGAAGGTCGGGGCCGGTCAGCACCACCCCGCCGTCGGGGATCATCGGCTTCTCGACATTGTCGTCCGGGTCGATGAACCAGTCGTTGTAGAGCCACAGCCGGTATTGGCCCCAGACGCCCTTGGACACCGCGCCGCGCTGCACCTGCGTGCCAAGCTGGATGCTGTTGGCCCCGCCCTGGCCGGGGTACCAGTTGGCCGTCTTCAGAACCGGGTCCTTGATGAAGGCTTGCCAGCTCTTGGTCGTGAACACGACGTCCGTCACCACCGCGCCCGACTTCTTCAGGACCAGCGTGGCCCAATTGTCGAGGTCGGTGGTCGGCGACGCCGTTTCGTTCTTGATGGCGTCGGCGGTCCAGCGGGCGACGCCCGACAGGGCCACGGTCAGGGCCGGATCGCGCTGGAAGTCGATCACCGTGGTCGGGAAGCCGTCGCCCTTGATGGTGACGGCGCCGGTGCACAGCGCCGACGACGCCATCCATTCCAGGCGGCGGTTCAGCATGTCGATCTGGTCGGCCATCTCCAGTTGGAGGTTGGCCATCTCGCGCTCGGCGCCGCTCAACTCGCCGCCGATCCGCTCGCCGATCTGGCGCCGCACCGGCCTGCGCAGATCGGGCGCGCGCTTGTCCTTGATGTAGGCGGGCTTGAACTCGTTGGTCTGCATCCGGCGGCTCTCAACGAGCTTGCCAGCGACCAGCGGCGAGACGAAGGGCGCCATGCGGCGCAGGCCGACGTCGACGTCGATGGCCACCGTCTCCTTGTCGCTGGTGACGATGTTCGGGAAGAAGCTGTCCAGCAGCCAGTTCTGCGCCGTTTTCAGGTTGGGAACCACGCCGACCAGGACGGCGGTGCTGTAAATGTCCATGGGAATGCCTCCAATCAGGCCGGGTCGGCGGCCGAGACGGCCGTCTTGAGGTAAATGCCCGCGTCGCGCAGCGTGTCCTTGACGCTGTTGGCGGTGTGGCCGGCGCCCAAAACCAGACGACCGGCGTTGAATTCACCGGCGAGGTAGACGCCGAGCTTGTCGCCGCCGCTGGCGTCGACCGCGTCGGCCAGGATGACGGACGGCGCCTGGCTGCCGTCGTTGGCGGCGGCGGCGCTGAGGGTGTATTTGCCCGACGCGGTGATCTTGCCGACACCGCGCCACGGGCCAGAACCTGGCCGCTGACCACGGTGACGGTGTCGGTCACGAGTTGCAGGCGACCAGCGATCGATTGGTCCGGCACGAACTCATTCGAGGCCGTGCCCGGCGCGAAGGGCGAGCTGGAGAGGGTGGTCATGGTCGGCTCCTCACTTCTTGGCCGCGCCGCTGGTGGCGCGGTTGTAGGCGTTGGTCATGCGCGCGACCGTTTCGGCGACGCTGCCCTTCTCCGGGCCGCCGCCGCCGTCGGGGCCGACGGCGGGGCTTTCGACATGGGCCATGCGCTCGCCCAGCCCGCGCTTGCCCTCTGGCTGGCCGGTGATGGCGACGCCCGCCATCACGGCGACGGCCTGCGCGGAACTGAGGTTGGTCGAGAAGGCGAGTTGAGCGGCGACGTGCGGCAGCCCGGCGGCCTGCGGGCTTGAGAAGATGGCGGCGCAACGCTTGCGCTCGTCGGACCGACCGGCGGCGTAGGTTTTTCCCTTCGCTCCCTTGGCCTTCTTCGCATCCTTCTTCTTCGTATCGTCCTCCGAATCGTCGTCCGATTCCTCAGCCTTGGCGTCAGGGTCTTCCTCCTCATCCCCGTCGCCCTCGCCGTCCCCGTCCTCCTCCGCCTCCTGCTCCTCGTCGTCCTCTTCGGCCCGCTTGGACTGTTCGTCCTCCTTGCGGTCCTCTTCGGCTCGCTTGCCCGAGGGGCGGCGGCCCAAGAGGTGGGCGAACGCGCCCGCCGCGCTCGCGAAAGGCGAGTGCTTCATGATCGGTCTCCAGTGTGGTTTGGTGGGTTAGCCCAGCTCGTCGGAGCAGGCTCAGGAAGGCGGCGTCCGGCGCCAGAACTGCGTCCGCCAGCCCCAGATCGACGCCCTTTTGACCAGGAACGTCGCGCCTCGGTGTCCCGGACCTGGGCAGCCGAGAGGTTGCGGTTGCGCGCGACCGTTGTGACGAACAGGTCGCCATCATGTCCACATCGGCCTGGAAGCGCTCCCGTGCCTCCTTGGACAACGGAATCTCGGCATGGCCATCGGCCTTGGCGCGCCGTAGGTGATGAAACTCACCGCCAGGCCGAAGTCGGACAGGGCTTTGGACCAATCGACGTGCATCCAGATCACGCCGATGGATCCGGTGCCGCCGGTTCGGGGTACAGACAGCCGACCGGGATCGGCAGAGGACGCCAGCGCGTAGGCCGCTGAATAGGCGCTTTCCGACAGGATGGAGGCGATCGGCTTGATGCCGCGCGACGCGTGGATCGTATCAGCCAGATCGAAGCATCCAGCCACCTCGCCGCCGGGACTGTCGATGTCCAACACAATGGCGCGAACCTCGGAATCAGACAGGGCGGCCAAGAAGCCCCGACGGATCCAGTCATAGCCGGTCGCCCAGGAACAGCCCCCGCGCCTTGAAACAGAACCCCACGAACAGGGATGATCGCCACTCCGTCAATCAGGCCATACTGCCGCTCCCGTTCGGCGGGCTGACCGAAGACCGCCTGCGGCGCCAGAGCCTCGCCGCGCAGCGCGGCGGCCAGCAGGTCCACCTCGGTTCGCACAAGCGCCAGCGGGCGGTTCGACAACCGCCGGGCAATGTCAAACATCTGGGTCATTGGGCGTCCGGTTTCTTCGGCGGCGCCGCCGCCTGGTTGGCGGGAATGTTCATCTTCGCCCAGCTGGGCGGTTCGAGACCCCGCTCCTTGAACCCCTGCATTTCGCGGGCGCGCTGGTCGAGCACCTCCTCCCAATCCTGGCCGGTGTTTTCCGCGCACTCCTCTTCCAAGGTGCTGAGCGCGGCGTCCATCCCGAGAACCGCGCCCTGCTTTTCGGCCACCGGATCGATCCAACCTCGGCCCGGCCCCATCCAGCGGCATCGGCTGTACGCGCCACGGGCGTCGAGGTAGTCGGGGACGACGCCGGACGGCATCGGCAGGTTATCGACCTCCATGGCTTCCTCCAGCCAGGCGGCGTAGACCTTCGAGGCGAATCCCACGGCAAAGTCGGTGCGACGCCGCGTCAGCGTCTTCCACGCTTCAAGGAGGGCGGCGCGGGCGCTGGAATAATTGACGTCCGACCAATCGTTGCTGAGCTGCTGCGCGCTGATGCCGATCCCAGCGGCGGCGTTGCGCAACACCGCCCCCTCGAACGCCGCGAAGTTGCTGGTGGGGCGGGCCGCCGCCACCGTGTTGATGGATTCGCCGGGGAACAGGATCGGCATCCGGACCCCGCCCAGCGCCGTGCGGCGTTCCTTGTGGTAGTCGGCGCGGGCGTCCTGGTAGGCCCCGACGCCATCCCCAGCGCCGAGGGCGTCCTGCACCACCGACGGGTCGTGCGGGCTGGTGATGTAGGCGCCGAAAATCGCGTTGACGATCGCGGCGTCCAGCTCGGTGCCATCATATTTGATGAGCATTTTGAGCCGCTGGATCACCGGGGTCAGCACCCCGGCGCCGCCGCGATGCTGCTCGCCCCGCTCCGCGTCAAAGTCATGGACGATGAGCGGGCGCCCCCAATCGGTTTCGCGTGGGATGCGCGACCAGGCGACGCTGTCGCTTCCCGAATACCAATCATTCTGATGGGCCTTGCGGACGTGGTAGGCGACCGCCGCCCCATGTTCGTCAATCTCGACGCCGCCGCGCAGATGGCGCTGGTCAAACTGCATCTGCGGGTTGGACAGCCGGTCCGGGTCGATCAGCTGCACCACGGTGCAATATTTCGCTCGACCGCGCCCAATCCGCTCCGGCATCCACGGCAGGCCGGCCAGGGCGTCGCCATCGACCAGCTTGTGTCGGAACGCCAGACGGAGCAGCTGCGCCATGCTGCGTTGCCGCTGCGCGTCGCAGTAATGACCAGGATCGTCCGCCCACGTGCGCCAGCCCGCTTCCACCGCGCGCCCAAACGCGTCGGCCCAGGCCGCGTCGAATCCCTTGTTGCCGGTCATCAGGGCGAGCGCCCGGTAATCGGGCTTGGCGATCGGTCGGAAGGTCGCGCCGACCGCGTTGTCCAGAATGCGGGTGACGGCTCCAGAGGCCCAGCCGTCGTTGCGCACCAGGTCCCGCACCCGCGACACGATGCGGTCGCGGTACGGGGTCAGGTCGCTGTCCGCAGAGCCAAGATAGGGCTGCCACGCGGCCAGATGCTCGCCCTGGGTGTCGGCGGCGTCGTAGGGGGTCGAACCGCCACCGGCCAGCATCGAGGCGCGCCGGGGCGGCGCGGACAGCGGCGTGACGCCGTCCGGCCCGTAGAGAATGACGTTGGTCATGGCGGCCTTACCGATAGAGGAAGCTGACGGCTCGACGACTGGAGCCGATGCCAAGCTGACGCTGGATCGCCTGGATCAGCGCCGTGATCTGCGGCAGATCGGTCGGCTGATAGGTGATCGAGCGGGAGCCGTTGCCCTGCGCGTAGGAGACGGAGACCACTTTCTGACCGATCTGGAGGTCGATGTAGGCCTTCTGCGCGGTGGCGAGCGCGGCGCGCAATTGCGCCTCGGTCATCCCGGCCAGGATGCCGCTGGACGTGTCGATCATGTCAGGTCCTTCAGGCCAGGCGGCTGGACAGGCTGCGCCGGGGCGACGGCGGTTGCGGAACGCCCGCAACGGCGGAAACGACGGTCGCCAGGGTCGAAAAGACCGAAGCGACCTCTGCGGCCTTCACCTGCTCGGGGGTGAAGACCAGGGAATTTTCATCCCATGGCGCGGCCCAGCTCGGCGGTCGCTCCCAATTGATGCGGTTCAGGCCGTGCAGGTGCGCGACGACATGGTTGCCGACCATGGTGTCCAAGGCCTCGTTGCGCGCTGACCGGCTGTGCTTCTCCCATCGGCCCGACGGCAGCCGGATCTCGGCGACCAGCTGCTCGAACCAGGGGTGCGGCGGCGCTTTCGCCCGCAACGCCGCCGGGAAATGGACCGACCAGGGGCCGTCATCCGCCTTTTGGAGCTGACCGTTCAGGTCATCCTTGAAGGTGTTTGGGTTGAACACCGCCACGGGCACCGTGCCGTTCGAGCCGAATTTCTTGTTCGCTTGGGCCGAGGTGTCCGGGTAGGTCACGCTCAACCGTGGCGCCATCAACGCGGAGCTGCCTTTGGTCGGGATGACCGAATAGACGTCACGCCCGGCGATCGTGCCGAACCGCTTCACCAGTTGGCGCTTCCGCCACCGCGTCCAGGCGTCATAGGCTTGCTGGCTCACGCCGGGCTGGCCGCCGGAGTCGTAGCCGACGGCGCGAAGCGCCATGTGGCGACCGGAGCCGTCAGCCAGCGGGTAGGTCTTCAGCACCACCGCCTCCACCAGCTGGTCCCAATCCTCCGGGCTGGTGGCCGGGTCGCCAGCGACCCGAAATCGGTCGATCACCCAGCTTTCCCCTTTCACGCCCCAACCCCGCACCAGGATGTCGAAATGCGCGATTTGGACGTCCCAGAAAGCGGTGATGAAGCGGACCCCTTCCGGCACGGCGCCAAGGCGCAGATCGGTCGAGCAACGGTCGGCGATGTCCGTCCCCAGCAGAAGCCCGACGCTGCGCGGCGGGGCGTAGGGGATGCCGAACTGCTTCACGATGACCTGGCGCAGCGTCTCGTCTTCGCCGGTCATCTCGAATTCGCGCTCCGCCTTGGCCTTGGCGCGGGCGAGCGCGCCGATGCCGCCCAAAACGAAAGGCGACATCGTGCCGGTGATCCAGAACCCGGCGGTGGCGCGCCGCGCCCGTTCGCCGGTGACGACGCCGTCCTCCGCGATGGTTTGGCCGTCCCCCACCCAGCGACCGCTGGCGAGCATGCCACGGCGTTCCGCGTCGCTGATCCGGCATTGGCTGACCGGGCACAGCAAGCGGGCTTCGGCCTCGATGTCGTCGAGCGTGCCCTCCTCCGGGTAGTCCAGCGCCATGACGCGGGCCGCGATCGGCGCCGGTGACGACCAGGCCCCGCAATGCGGACAGCGCCAGTACCAGACCCGCCGGTCGCTGTCGGCGTACATGGCCATGATTCCCTCCGACCAGTCGCGGGCGGGATTCATGCCCTTGGCCTTGTCGGGGTGGCTCACGGCCAGGATCATCGACTGCCGACCGAAGGTCTGGCGGCGGATGTCCAGCAGGGCCTTGACGTCGCCCATCTCGCCATAGGCGTCGATCTCGTCGGCGACGATGCGCGGCGCGGACTTGTTGATCAGGTTGCGCTTGGTCGCAGGCAGGAACTCCGCGCGCATGGTGCGGAAATTCTTGAAGTGCAGGCTGTCGTCGACCGACCGCGTCCCAAGGCGGGACGCCATGTCCTCATGCGCCTCGATCATCGGGTTGATGCGCGACTTGACGTAGGCCTCCACCGCCTGGTCGGTCTGCATGTACCAAAGCAGGTTGGCCGGGTCCGACGCGACGGCGTGCAGCAGCCAATTCTCCGCGATGGTGGTCTTCGCGCTCTGGCCCGGCCCGATCACGGCGACGGTCAGGTGATCCAGCGAGGTCAGGCACTCCATCGGCTCGACGACGTAGGGCACCTGGTCGTTGCGCCATTTGCCGACAAAGCCGCCGCCCTCGTTGGCCAGCACCCGCCGCATCTCGGCGAACTCCGCCACAGTCCGACGCTCTGGGGGCTTCAGGGCGGCCAGGGCCTCCTCGGCCAAGACCCAAGCCGACGCGAACTCAGGTTCGGTCATCCCGCAACGCCTTTTGAAGGTCGATCACCATTTGGCCGCGCAGATCGTCGACCAGTTCCCGCAACACCGGCAGGGCGTCCTCGTCCAGGCCGAGCCGCTTGACCATCAAGACGGGGATGCCGTCGATCCCCTTGGACAGGCGAGACAGCAGGGTGGCCAGCACCGTGCGCATCTCCTCCGCCTCCACCAACTCATCCCGAGAAAGGCGGAGCTTGTCCTCCAGCATCGCCGCCTGGGCGGCGTCCTTGCGCTGCTTGGCCGTGCTCTCACCGGCGTGCTGGGCGGGCGCTCGCCGACGCGCCGGGGGCGGGTCATCGTCGATCTCCTCCAGGTCGACATCGACATCGTCGCTCGGCGGAGGCGGCGCCGGGCGACGTGGCGGCGGTCGGGGCCGGGCGGATCGGGGAGGAGGAGCGGGTGGCTCCTCTGGATCCAGATAGGCCCGGACCGCCGCCAGATCGAACTCCCAACCACCGGCTTTCGTGCCGCGCGTCACCACCGGGAAGCGGGCGTCGGACTCCAGCCGCCGGTCCAGCTTGGGCCGGGTCCAGCCCAGCGCTTCCGCCAGGGCCGCTTTCCCGATCATCGCGGCGGGCGTGTAACGCGGCGGTGTAACGCCGGTCGATCCGGGCGTTACACGCTTCGCAGATGAGTGCATTGATTTCGCTCCGCTTTTTCCCTCCTGCGGGAGCGTGTAACGGACCGTGTAACACGTTTTTTTTGCTCAACGAGAGCCAGAGCCTGCGGTGTGCAATGCCCGCGTGTGCCAACCCCCTTGGGAAGGACCCATTGAGGGGGGCGCCCCCTCCGGCCCCATCACTTCCTTGCTGTCGCCAGAGCCGCGCCCATGGCCTTGTCGAACTCGGCCTTCAGCGAGGCCCGCACCACGTCCTTGGCCCGCTCGCTGTAGCCCAGGCGCTGCTTGACGGGCAGCGCGTCGCCGAACCGGACCAGCAGCTTCAGCCCGGTCAGCACGCCGTCCACCTTCCGCAGCTTGCCCTTGGTCCCGTAATCGCGCCAATAGCCGCGCTTGGGGTCCGCCCGCCGGTAGTCCCGCTTCGGTCGCCGCCAGACCCCGCTGACCGTCTGGCCAGAGCGGAAGTTGATGGTCCCGACGAAGGTGTCGGGCCGGGCGGCCAACCGGCGGAGCTTGCCCTTGGGCAGGTTGCCGTACTGGTTCAGATCGACCGCCTTCGGGTTGAACAGCGTGCCGCCTCGCTTGGAAGGCGGCAGGTGATGCTGACCGCCCGTCTCGAAGGGTTCCAGATACTGCGCCGCGATGTCCTTGACGAAGACCGTGGCCGTCAAGTCCGCCTTCTTCGCCGCCGTCACGCCGATCGAGCGCTGCGTGAACAGCGTCGGTCGGTCAAAGACTTCGCTGAGAGCATCCTTTTCGGCCCTTTGGACCCGCTTCGCCACGGCGGTCAAGGCGCGGGCGGTTGCAAAGGGAATTTGCTTCTTGGCCAGATCGCTCAGCGTTGTCTGAAGCGGCTTCAGGTCCGCTTTGACATCGATGTCAAACACAGCCCTTCACCGTTCACCCGTGAACGATTCCGCCAGCCGGTTCCGTCGGCGGCGGTCGCGAAAATCCAAGGCCAACAGAACCAACCGGCCAAGGACGAGAACCACCGTGCCCCAGAACGCCAGCTCCTGGGCTGGACCGCGCAGCGCGTCCAACCACAGCCCCATCGTCGAGAACAAAGCGACGATCACCCCGTCGACCGTAGCCCGACCGTTGAGACCGTGCACCAGGTCATCCAGTTGCATGGTCATGCCGCATTCTCCTTGACCAGCCCGGCCAGTCGCTTCCAACCCGCCTCGAAATAGCGCTCGTCCCGCTCGACGCCGATGAAGCGGCGGCCACTCGACAGCGCCGCCTCCCCAGTCGAGGCGCTACCCGCGAAGCAGTCCAGAACGGTCTCGCCAACCGGGCACAGCGTGCCGATCAGGTCGGTCAGCAGCCCCACCGGCTTCTCCGTCGGATGCAGCCCCTTCCGCACCGGCGGATGACGCAGGATGTTGGCCATGTCGCGGCGCAGCGGCGGGTCGCCCTTGCCCTTGCTGAAATGGTGGATCAGCTCGTGCTGAAGCCGGAAATGCGTCCCCATCCCGAAATAGGTTTTGTCCCACACCAGCAGCCCGACCCGACGCAGATCGGCGCTCTCCATCGCGTCCCCGGCGGCCCCGCGCAGCCACAGATCGTCCGGCGCGCCGGGATCCACCGCGTCGGCCAAATGGTCGCCCATCCGCCAATCGATGAAGCACAGGGCGTGGCCGCCGGGCTTCAGCACGCGCCGCCATTCCAGCGCGCAGCCCCGCAGCAGATGCAGGAAGCCCCGCGTGCTGAGACTGTCCGACCCGAACCACCGGGCCGGATCGCCTTTGGTCGAGCGAGTCATGGTCTTACCTAAAGCGGTGCGTCCGGCCTCGCTCGTCGCCCCGCTTGAATAAGGCACGTCGGTCAGAACCAGCGAGACGGAAGCGTCGTCCAGTTCCCGCATCCGTTCGATGCAGTCGCCCAACATCAGCGTCGCCGCGCCAACGGTCACAGTGTGAAGCATGGAGATAATCCCGGTTTGCGTGCCCGGCGATCCGCCGACGCGGATCAGGCGTTGGCCAGATCGAGCGTGATCGCTCGCCATGGCGATTCTTGGGAATCACGGCGGTAAAAGCGGACGTAGGTCTTGGTCCCCTCGACGCGGATGCTGTCGGAAATCGCGTCCATCGCCTGGCGCCACCGATCATCCGTGATGTCGACCCGACGCAACGCGAAGATTTTCTCCCGCGACACCTGCCCCTCTTTGTCGACGGAAAAGGCGTGATCCACCAGAACGCGGATGTTCGCGTTCACCCCCTGGCTCCAATCGCCGATGCATTCGTCAATCAAACCCTTGGCGATTTGCAGTTGCGGGCCGAACGTCATGTGATCCGCGACGGCAACCTGCACCTTGAGCTTTCCGTCCAGGCTCGTGAAGGTCATGTTTCCTTTTTTGCCGCCGCGCTTCGCTTTGTACTGATCCGTCAAAATCGCCAGGAAAGCGCCCACCTCGCTGAACACCGTCGATTTGAACGCGGCGATCAATCCCGACAGGGAATCCGCCTGATTCAGCAGATCGCGGACCAACTGGTCTTCCAGAAGATCCTGCGCTTTCACCAGCCGCGCCGGAATCATCCGGCCCCGCGCATCCTCGTAATAATCGGGGCGCGCCACCTCCGGCGTTACACCGACCTTGACGGTTTCCAATTGTGGAGCCGACTGAGACATCGTTGTAATCCTTGATGTTTTTCGTGATGCGCGGGCGGAGCGTGTAACGACGATTGGTCGACCGTGTAACGTTTCAGCTTGCGATAATCATCCTTTTCGCAAGCTCAGCTTTACGCTCTGAGGTGCTGAGCGGCTCCGTCAGTCTTCAGCGACCAAACAAGCGGTTTGACCGGCCAAATCGGCCCTGTTGTCGTCATAGCGCAGGGTCACGCGCGGGTCTCGATGACGTGCGAAACTCTGTACGGCCCGAATGTTGCCGTTTGTTGCATCCAATGCGCTGGTGATAGCGGCATGGCGCAAGCCGTGCGGTCTCGTCTGGATCCCGATATCCTCACCAAGCAGCCGCACAATCTGGTGGACAGCCGTGCCCGTCAGACGGCCATCGCCTGCACCGGCATTGTCCAACCGGAAGAAGATTGGGCCGGGCTGACGACCGCGCACATCGATCCAACTATCCAGCGCCGCTTTGGTGGCGGCCGGCAGCGTGATCGTTTCGCGCTGGTGACGCCCTTTACCCAGAATCGACAGCGTGGCAGTTGCCGGGTCATAGTGCTCCATATTGAGGGACACCACTTCACCACGCCGCAGCGCCGTATCGTGCAACAACCGAACAATGGCAGTATCTCGCACTCCCTTGGCGTCTGCCCGATCCTGCGCATGGTTGAGGATCGCGCGCACCCCATCCCGGCCTGGGCCGCGTGTGTCGCGGTATGAGGCACCATCGACGTTCTCCACTTCAAGATCCCAGCTGACCAGGCCAATCGTGGCGCCCAGCTTGACGAGTGAACGCAGAGCAGCGAGCCGACGATTGATGGTCGCAGGTGACAGCCCACGCGCCAGCAGCGCCGACCGATAGCCGAGTGCAAGAGCGTTGGCTTGACCAGCAGAGAGGCCCAGCAGCTCGCGGGCGACACGATCAACGGTATCGGCATACACCGCCATACCAGGTTGGCCTGCGACGAATGCTCGGAAATCCTCCAGATCGCGGCGGTAAGCCGCGATGGTATTGGCCTTTCGACCGGCCAAAAAGCTGTCGATCAACCGCTCTTGCAGAGCGCCGATGGGCAAGGCATCGCCAAGCCCGACCGGCACCCTGGCAGGCACTGTACCGTCGGAGCGCGCATCAATATCATTGTGCATGAGCGAATCCAGCCAGCCCAGACAGCAGAAGACCCGCGTGGCCGTAGCCAGCGGGTCTTCATTTGGGCGGAATTTGTCCGCCTCAGTATGTCAATGGATTAACTTCCTATCAAGGCATTTGTTCCCACGGTCGAGCGAGCGCGAGCAACCCTGAAATCCGGTGATCCTGCAATCGACCCGCGAGCAGTCCCATCAACCGCGTCAGCCCATCGTGCCACTCGGCATAGTCGCAGTTCGTTTCGATGATCTCCGCGTCGCTGTGCTCCGGTTCCACCGGGCACCAGCGCACCAACAGCTCTCGCCCGTCGTCCACCGCGCGAAAGCGGAATCCGTTTTCCTCTTCCACCAACCGCCGACGGCCTTGCGCGTCGAACAGAGACCGACCGCAGGCCAGATAACGCGCAGCGACCTCCGACCGCAGCGGCGTCGGCTGCCATTCCTCGGCCACTTCATGGCGGTAGCGGCCTGGCCGATCCGATGGCCGCATCGCCGCGACCAACGGCTGCTGAAGCGGCAACCAGTCCGGGCGCGTGCCGATGGAACCATGAGACCGGACCAACCGTCGTTCGCCGCTGGGCAACGCTTCAATGGCGGTTGCGACGGCCTCGGCGTCGGGGGCCAAACGTGGAGCAATCCCCCGCGTTGGCCCTTTCCCGTCCAGACGGGCGCCAATCGCCCCGATCGCTGCGACACGCACGCAGCTGTCCACGCCCCAACTGCCGGGATAGTCGGCGCCCGACAAGCGGCGGCGCTGGTTGCCGATGGCGAACTGTGCGGCGGCCTCAACCACATGCAGCGTCGCTCCATCACGCAGGGCCTTCTGGTCGCGGCACGCCCAGACCACAAGGTCTTCCAGGTCAATAGACCGCTTGGGGGAATGGCAGGCGACGGCCATGGTTTAAGCCGCCGTGCCCAAGGGAGCCGACTGGCTCAACGTCGGCCCCATCAACCGCAGGATGCCCGCCACCAGGGTGTCGATGGCCTCCATCGGGATCAGGCTGGGGTCGATCCGCCCGGTGTCCTGGATGTAGCGGGCCTTGGCGAACAGATCGTCGGGCGAAACGATCTCGCCTTGGGACAAAAGACGCTCCTCGTATCCCATGATCGCGTCGACCTCTTCGGCCTCGGCGAAGGGCGCGCGCCCTTGATAGGCCATAAAGACGGGAAGCAGCGGCACGGCGGTGGACATGGACAACCTCCCGAATTTCCCGCAGCGGGTTGGAAACAGCCAGAATCTAGGATTGTTTGCCCATAGATATTACCAATTCCTTTCGGATCATTACCATGATGGGAATTTATCTTTCTTCTGGTCTTTCAAGCCGCCGGAACCTCCTGTCAACCCACCAATGTTCTTGAGAAGTTCTTATTTTGAGTCATCCTGACGAACCCTGTCAGTCCACGGAGGACGCCGTGTGCGAACCGCAATCGCCACCGGCGCGGCCCGGCGCATCGGGCGCGGCCCGGCGCATCGGGCGCGACGGCTTCCCGTTCGCCAAGGCGGGGGTGATCCTGTCCGGCCTGCTGCCGGTGGCGAATCGGCAACCCGATCTGCTGAACGCCGCCGACCGGCAACGCGGCGCCCGGCTGATGGCGGCGCTCGACACCATCAACCAGCGGATGGGGCGGGACACGCTGGCGCCCGCCGCCACCATGGGCCGGGCGTGGCGCATGCGGCAGGAACAGCGGTCGCCCAGCTACACCACCAAACTGGACGATGTGCCGGTGGCGCGCGCCTGAGTCGCTCGGCGGCCAGCTTGCGGGTGATTTTTCATCGGCGGTCAAACCAAAGCTGCGATATTGTGCGTGAGCCTATCCTTTGGCGATAGCTCCTGTGTATTTAAGCAATCCATGCTTTTGAGTAAGCGGAAGACATTCTGGGTGATGCCGGCGGATCGGAAACGATCCATCTATTTTTCGAGGTGATGTCATGATGGGAAGTATTGTTGGTTCTGTCTGGCGTGAACTTCGGGACCACCGGCGCAAAAACAAAGATATTATGGCGCTTTCTAGTGGATTTGGCTATAATGTATGCCGCCTATTCACCAACAAAAATTGGGTAGTACTGCCAATTAATTTCATGCTTTATACTATTATTTCTTGCATTGCTTCAGTCTATATACCGCTTTCTCTGGAGGAGTCACAGGCTGGAACCGTCAAGGACATTGCCAGCTACATAATTTCCGCGCAGGTAACTTTGGTTGCACTTGCGATCCCAGTCATTATAGCCGGTGCTCAATTGCTGCTGAGCGCGCGGTCGGTCAAAGGGCGTGAATTCGATCTTGCTATTTTGCTTGATATTGGCAGGCCGCGTGAGATCACATCAAGCTCTCTTTTGCTCACTGCCGTGATGTTTTCTCTATTTTCATGGCCGCATGAAATCATCGCTGGTCCGATGCTAAGTGGTGCTCGTCCATATATTCTCGCTATTGCGGGGATCTGGTTTCTGGCTAACTTGGCTGGTTATGTGCATTTCATCCATACCGCCCTTGATCTGGTCTCAAACGAGGGCCGCATCCGGCTGCGCAAGAGGGCAATTGCTTGGTTCGGATTCGATGAGGAAATAGGCGACAATCGTCTTAGGGACCTCTGGTATGAGTTCCGCCAGGAACTTGAAGCGAGTGGTCTCGCCGGGACCTGGACCGTCGGGTGGGTGCCTCCCCTTAACGAGTCGTGGTTCGGATTTGCGCGCGCAGGTCGGATAAACGACGTCCGAACGACGGTTTTACGGATCGCGCTGCGCTGGCTTCGCTTCCGTAACGGTGACAAATCGACGGTGGTGGGGATTGCCTTTTATTTAGGGAGTGACTGCAAGTCTGGCCAACATTTCCTCGTAGACAAGCGCCCGGATTTAATTGGTAGAATCTTACTGCGTTCATCCTTGAAAATCGGCGGGAGGGCGTCGTTTGGAAAGTCACGCTTTCGCCCAAGCGCGTTGCTGGAGGCTCTTGGGTCAGACGTGGAACATCAAATTCTTACTGGGACCCCTGCGGACGCTGATGCGGCGTTCAGCGAATTATTGGATATGCTGCATGTACTGTTGCGGGCGTCGATGACCACGAATGGAAACTATGCAACGAAAAATCCGATGATGTCATTGCTGAGGAATTGGGTTGATCCGGTCCATTCCTTAAGTTGGGTCGCGGCAGGCGCTCTGCAAAAATCACCGGAATTTGCCTCTAACATCGCGGTGAAGCTGGCTCAAGCTTGTCGGCACGCGGTTACGGATAGATTCCCCCCTGAGATTGTTCGCGTCTTCGCGGAGGCGATAGGATTGCTGCTGTATCGCGTCTCTCGCCGCTCACATGAAGAAGGAAAAATTGAATCAATCGCACACCGCGAGTTCGTGAAACGGGGGGAGTGGGCGCTTGGATACCCACTGAACGCACTTTACCACGGGGCTGAATTTGACGATCCGTGGCGGGCTTTTCAACAGAGCGCCGAGACTCGGCTAATATTTGTTGGATTTCTGGCTTCCAACGTGAGCTATGTCGCATGGGTTAATGATTTGTACGCAGCAAGAAGCTATTTAACAGTATTTGCAAATTATTCTAAAGATATTGATGCATCACGAGCGCCAATCGAATGGCGACGCATGCCCGATGATTTGTGGAAAAAGGACAGGGCGGAGGCCCGCACTATTTTGAGTGAATATGGCTCTGAGGACACGGCCATGGCTAATTGGCGGCGACAGGTATTGATAGATCGCTTGTTGCTGGCGCAGTTGGTTTGGGCGCAATGGATCGCTGAAGGCGCGCGCACGGATGATGAGTGGATAAAGCTCGTAACACGTCTTTCCAAAATTATTCGAGGTGATAAATATAGTATTTTTCGATATTTTCTCTCATTCGGTCATATCTTTCGCCGCTTCGTCGCTATGTGTGAAACAACCGACCAAGACGATCACGAGACTATCAATGAATTTGTGAGCAGTATCGACCGTGTGCGTGATTCCGATAAAGAGGGATTTTTTTATAGTGATGCTGTTCATCGAATAAAGGACCTTGTGCCTGGGTTAATCATACATGCCCTTGTCACCTTCGACGCGCAAGGGATGCAAGGAGCTGTGAACGAAATCACGGAGGCCAAAAACTCTGGTATGATTGACGGCCAGAAAGCAAAAGAAATTTTCGATAGTCTTCATAGCATTTCTTGCGATCTGCCGAAGGGGATCGTGGAAACGCTCAGCCCACATTTCTCCGATTGGACGGAGCGACTCGCGGCGCTTCAAGTATCTCTTCTTGCATGTAGAAGGATTTTTGACAGTGATCGTTGATGGAGTCACAGGGAACGGCAACGTTGGGGCATAGACCGTCAATTTTGGGGTGATTCGGTCTGTCAGCCCCCTACAGGCAACAACTGTCCACCAAAACCGGATGGGTTCGTCCAATCGTCGGGACAAGAGTGCTTCAGCGGCCTCTACCGTGGGCTGGCGGTGGGATGGTCGCCGCGCCCACGGTTGGGGGTGGTGGGGTGGTTATTCGGTTTCTCGGTCGGGGCGGAAGGCCTTTTGCATCGCGATGGTGGCGTCGAGGATGCGCAGGCCGATGGTTCGGTCGATTTCTCTGGCGACCAGGGTGCGCATGGTCTTGATGACGCGCAGGTCGGAATTGGTCAGGGGGCTGGACAGCAGGGGGTTGGGGTCCAGGTCGGTGTCGATGCCGCGACGCCAGAAATCCGCCGCCTTGCACGCGGCGCAGAAAGGCGGGTTGCGGGTTTCGGGGATTGAGTTCGCGCCGATCGGCGGCGTCAGCAGCGCGCGCAGCCGGATCTGGTCGTCGCGTCCCAAGCTGCGGTAGGCCATGACCATCGATTCTTCCTCGGGCGCCAGCGTGCCGGGCAATCCGGTGGTTCTGGCGCCGGTCGCGGCGTCGAACACTTCGACCATCTGGATCGTCACCAACGCGGAGCGTTCGGTGTCCGACTTCGCCGTGATGTAGAGCGCTTGCTTTTTGGTGAGGTGGAAGGCGCCTTTGCTCGGGCGTCCACGTCGGCGGGGAAACTCCGCCGTGCGGCGGAGTTTCCGATCAGCGTCGGAAATAGGTTCATCTGGAGTGTGCGGCGCCTGCCGCGAACTGCGATTTTCCGGGACATCCCGGAAAACCTCTCCGAAGGTCATGAGCGCGGCCATGTGGCGTTCGATCAACCGACGAATATCATGAGGGTCCACCATCCCCAACGCTTCGGCAAGCCGGAGGTCGCGGATGCGCGGCTCGTGATTGATCGTGGTGTCGATGTCGGTCGGTGATAACGCGGGCAAGGCTTGCCCGTTGTCGCCCATGATGTTCATGGCGATGGCCTCCTGTGCGGCATTGCCGACGGAGGGCTGCTTTCTAGGACAACCCTGGCGCCGGGGGCTAGAAACCTGTCACAGGTCAGGCCGGACTATTCCCCTTGCGGGTCTTGTATTATCCGACCCCCGGCAAAGGGGTATGCACCGGACGGACTCCGGGCACGAAAATGGCCGCATCGCGAAAAACGCGCGGACGGCCTGCCGCCTGTAAGGAGGTTTCTAAGCTCCGGGGCGAAGAATGGCTCCGCTGGGCGGCAGGGTCAAGGGCGTCCCGTCAACGCGGCGTGGACTCGCGTGTATTTCTGTGAAAGAACGCAACCAATCTTTCCGGTCCTTGCACCTGGGCCAGTCGGACCGACGCGGCGAGTCAGCGCTGCGCCGGCTGGGCAACTGTCGCCCTCTGATACGGTCGCGCAACGCGGAGAAGGGGCCACCGGCGGCCGGAAAGACCATCGTTCGCGTGGCGATGGGGTGATCGCGACACCCCGCCGCGATTGCGCGCCCGGCTCATGCCCCCAGCGAGGCGTTGTGCAGGGCGATGACGTGACGAACGATGTCGGCGGCGGCGGGATCATGGGGCACCACCACCAGCAGCGTCAGCGCCGTGCCGGTTCCCCAATCGACCAGGATGGCCCCCGGATCGCTGGCGGCGTTGGACCAGGGGCGGTTGATCGCCGCCTGGACGCCAACCGGCTTGGGCGGCTCCACGCTGGGCGGCGGCGGCGACTCGGCGTCGATGAGCGGCGGCGGCAGGGCGGGACCGTCCGCGTTCGGCCAGATCGCGGCGCCGGTTGGCCGCTGGGGCGGCGGTTCGGCCCCGGAAAACAGATCGGCCGGACGCGGCCCGGCAGCCGGTTCAGGCTTGGGCGCCTTGAACGCCTCCACCTCCGCGCGGGTCACGTCGGGGCGGATCACGCCCTGCGCGACCGCCTCCTCGCGCACCTCCTCAGGCAGGGTGGCTATGACGTAGAGCGTGCTGTAGGCCTCCGGCAACTGGTCCAGCGGCACCTTCCCCGCATCGACGAATTCCGCCACCTCGCGCAGCTTGCGCGCGGTGGACGGGCCGAACGGCAGGTCGGCCTGCACCATCGCCTCATACTCGCCGTGGGGCAGAGCGGCTTTCGCCTCGTTCAGCCGTCGGCCCACCTGCACGGTGGATTCCAGGGCGTTGGTCCATTCGCGGCGGATGTCGGCCACGAACTCCGCGCGGCTGGTCAGCGCGCGCGGCGCGTTCAGCATCGAAAGCCGGGTGTTCCCCAAACGGCGGGCGTTGGTCATGTCAGATCCCCATCTCTTCGGCCAAATAGGCCCACAGGTCGCGGAACAAGGGGCCGGTGCGGGTTCCGGCGATCTCCGCCGTTCCCAGCCCGGCGGTGAAGCTGCGCGGCACCTCCTGAAGCTGGGGGATCATGACCGGGGCCAGAGTCCCCATCCTCCCCACGATCTCCCGCGCGTCCACGGTCTCGCGCAGGCGCGGCTGGATCTGGCTCAACAGCAACCGAATCGGGCGACGCCGGGCGCGCAGATAGGGGAGCATCGCGTCCATGCTGACCAGATCCTCCGGGCCGGGGCGCACGGGGGCCAGCACCAGATCGGCGGAGTCGAACAGGATCGCCGTCGGGCCGGGGAAGACCTCAATCGCCGTCGGCGTGTCGATCACCAGCAGATCCAGCCCGTCGGGCGTCGGGGCGCGGTCGATCGCCGACAACAATCGGTGTTCATGCGCGATCACCACCGCGTCGCCGGGCCGCTGGCCATGCCAGAAGGTCAGCGACCCTTGCGGATCCGTGTCCAGAGTTCCCACCCGCAGCCCTGCCACCGCCGCCGCCACCGCCAGATTCCGCGCCGTCGCCGTTTTCGGCCCGCCGCCCTTGCCCTGAACCACCAGGATGGTTTTCATCGCCGCGCCCCCCGCCGGAAACCGTTCACCGGGGAACGATTCCCCGCCCCCACCGGGCGCGCGCCGTCGCGCGTCCGGCCCATTGATCCATCGAATGGCATCTCTCGCGCTCCAAAGGCTGGAATCAGTGGGACGTGAAGTGCGGAGCGCCCGCGCGCCATTGCGTGGTCTTGACCGACAGGATTTCGCCGATCTGGTCGCGCACATCCGCCTTGCCGGTGACGTCCCACAATTCCGCCATCACCCGGTTGATCTCGACCATCAACTCCGTCGCCCGTTCCAACGCGATCTGGACGTCCACCGGCAGAGCCAGAAAGCCGGGCGCCCAGGTCGGCGGGGAGAGTCTCGACCGGATTTGCGGCCGCGCCGTCAGTTGGGGACGGCGCCGCCCCCCTTGGATGACGGGTTGGATCGGCTGGCCCCGCCGCAGCGCGTCGAGGGCGGCGCCGGTCAGCGTGTTGCGGACCCGCGTTTCCTCCAGCGCGGCGGCCATGCGGGCGCGCTCGTCGATCCGATCCAGGTCGGCCTTGGTCAGCGCCGGGACGGGCGGCGGCGACGCCCGACCGCTGGTCACGGTGTCGAACACCTCGACGATCTGGATCGTGATCTCGGTCGCCCGTTCCGTCTCGGCCTTGGTCGCGATGTAGATCGCCTGTTTCTTCGTCAGCCAGAATTCGGCGGCGGGGCGCCCGCGTCCGGGATTTTTCCGCACGGTGCGGAAAATTCCGCCAAGCCGCTCCAGCGCCTCTCGGTGGCGCTCAATCAGCGGGCGGATATCAGCGGAACGCTTGAAACCCAGCGCTTCGGCCAAGCGCAGATCCAGAATGCGCGGCTCGCCGTTGATGGTGGTGTCGATGTCGGACTGTGATAATCCGGGCAAAGCTTGCCCGTTGTCGCCCATGCTGTTCATGGCGATAGCCCCCTTGTCGGCATTGCCGGCGGAGGGCCGCTTGTCACGACGACCCTGGCGCCGGGGGCTGACAACCTGACAAGGACAGGCCGGACTATTTCCCTTGCGGGTGTTGCATTCATCCGTCCCCCGGCATAGGGGCATGCGCCGGACAGAATCCGGGCATGAAAATAGCCGCATCGCGAAAAAACGCGCGGGCGGCTTGCCGCCTTGTCATGGAGTTGTCAGGCTCCGGGGGGAAGAGTCGCTCCGTTGGGTGGGCCGCGTCAAGGGGCGCAGTGTTGCATTTTCCGCGAACGGTGCGCGGAAATTCCGGCAAACCGTTCCAAATCTCCTGCTGCAGTATTTACACGAGAAAAGCGCTTTCAAAGACGAACAGGAATATCAATAACCGGCGCAAGTTGCTCAAGTGTAGTTCTGTAACGGCGCACCACCTGATCGTAGATGTCTGGCACTCGTGGAGCTTTTACAGTTACGATAAGTGCATACCTCAGCTTTTCGGCGGGCCTAAAATCTTGTCCGCCTGCTCGAGCGTTATAGTGGATATCAAAAACAGGATCTTTCAAGCTCTTTCCTCGGAATGACTGGGTATGATGCAAACAGTTATCCCACTTGTGTGCGTCGCGACGTAGTTCATCCTCAGTGGCATAGAGCTTGCCCTGCTTAAAGAAGCTTGTTGTTTTAGGGTGTATGGATTCCCCATCAATCTTATCTTTATTTGGTCGGAATAATACCTCAAGTCCTGCTCTTGTATAGTTGCTTGGGTGATGTGGATCTACAGTGGATGCGTAGCAAATCGTTGCTGATATCTCAACCATTCCACTTAATTGATCGGCTGGGACAGGAATTTGAGCTCTGATGTATTTGGATGCGCTTATTTCACCCTGGTAAACAACCCGAACCACGCCGGGAGCGCACACAACAATTTCCTCAAGATCCCGAGCTACGCGTCCCCAGCCAACTTCCGTACGTGGATAGCCGCTCGGGGTGCTCGTATGAACAAGCAGTGCATTGATCGCCAACCCTCGGAGAGAATCGCCAAAGTGAGCCCTGATGCCCATCCCCATGCGCATTGTGTCTGGAGCGGCAAAGCTTGTCCCACCGGTCGGCATGAGTGTTGGGACTGAGCCAGGCCCCAGCACCAGATAGGGCTCGGCTATAGAACCACCGAAGCTGACGAGCGAGGGCTTGACTCGACCAGGGCTTCTTCCTGGACCTATTGAACTGTAGGGTGCCCTTTTCCATGCAGAACTGCGAGAATCAGCAGCGCCAATTGATAATGCATTGACACAATCAGCTGGAACTTGAATGCGGTTGTAACCGTTATCCGCGTCGCGCTCTCCTCCATTTCCTACCGCGATAGTCGCCAGGGTTTCACCATCTGATAGGTATTCATCAAGAACTGCTGTCCACGCGTGGATCTCATCATCCTCGACTGGCAACTCTGGGCCGATACTAAAGTTGATAAAATCATAACGCTTACTTGCGAGTGCATCTTGAATACGCTGCAATGTTTCATAAAGCTCCAACGGATTTTGGTTCAGATCTCCGTCAAGAACTCTGTAGTGATCAACTCGTGCATACGGAAGGGGTAAAGGAAGTCCAGGCGTAATATGGCCGAAAAGAGCTGCCGATGTCACATTAAGCCCGTGCTCAAGATAGTCGTCTTCAGCTGGACCAATGCCACTCGGTTCGATAGCTGTTGCCCAAGCAGAAACTGGATGATCATGAGGCAGTCCACCATCAAAGATGGCCGCCTTGATAGAAGGATCAATAGGCGGTCCTTTGGGCAATGCAATTGACGGCGTAGATGGGATTGACGACGAACGGAAAGGTGGTCGTAACAGCCGAAGCTTTGGCATTTCTCTAACCGCCCGAACAAAGCTATAGGCTGCTAGATATTCTGCTTGCTTGCGAGAAGCGCTGACAGGGACAAAGCTCACGCCCGACGATGTGATTCTATGATCAAGGTCTGGCTTAAATCCTAACCCGTGAACGTAATCAACAAAACCCTCTAGGACGAAAGAATCGACCATTGATCCGCCACCATGCAGGGCCACTTCAAAGACAATTTCTTCCGATTCCGATGTAATACTCTTCAGTTTTTCGGCAGGTTCTGGTGCCGACAACTGTTCGATGGCGGTTAGTTCGTCAGCTCCCGACGATCCAGCCCACCAATCCGGGATTGACGTCGACCAGTCACGAAACGCTCGTCGAGATCCCGCGACGAAGAGCTCCGTCGTAAGAGCTTCCTCCGGTTCCCGGCCCTTGCTGCGCGCTGCTGGGAGTATTCTACGAGGACGACTTCCAACGGCTCGAAGGCCGACCGCTGTCAAGAGCTTGCCGGGAAAATAAGATTTCGCAATGTATTCTGGATGCAAGGTCATCCGCATAACAGCATGATCATGCGGACAAGCTTTCTCTGGTAGCGCATCAAGGCTCCTAACCGCTGCCGATAACATTGGCGTAAGGCGCGACTGCGCTTGAAAGAACGTGTATGGGGCCTGTTTATCAGGATTTCCTGTGCGAACGATTACTGGCTCCGTTAATCGCTCACCCTTGCCCAGCAGAAAGTTTCTCTTGTTCGACATGTTTTAATCCTCAAATTTATCATGCGTTCTGCATGCGTTCCTGATGGTATCTCTGCTGATCCCCGTAAGCTCAGACACTTGCCGTTGTGATAAGATATCTCCAAGAACCATTTCTGAAGCAATTGCCAGTCTATTAGGTTTGTCGATTTCCATTATTCGTTCTCGGAGAATTTGTTGCAGATGAATTGATAGAGGTTGCTCACTTAGCGCTGCTGCCCTTCTGGCCGCATTTACCCGTCTCTCTACGTCACTGAAAGACAGCCCATGGAAAACTATAGACATCGCTCGCACCCAATGATTTGACTTTTCAACGTGCTCAGTTAATAGGGCGTCGAGAAGAGCCTGAAGACCAGATATATCTGGCATCGGAAAATCAACCACAATTTCAAATCGACGCCAAACGGCAGGATCTAGCAATCCAGCATGATTTGTTGCTGCAATTAGCAAACCTGTTGGCGGCCAGTCATCAATTTCTTGAAGAAGAACAGTTACAAGACGCTTTAGCTCTCCAATTTCACTTCCATCATCCCGTCTTTTTGCAATTGCATCCAGTTCATCCAAAAGAAGAACGCAATCTATTTTCTTTGCATAATCAAGAACGTTGCGGATGTTGTTCCCTGTGCGCCCCAGGTAACTACTCATTACAGCGGCCAGATCAAGAACAAGCAGCGGCCGCCCCATTTCATGAGCAAGCCAGCGGGCTGATAGCGTTTTTCCCACACCCGGAGGGCCTGTGAAAAGCACGGTACGTGTTGGGTTGAGCCCCACAGCGGCAAGGCGGTCGGAATTGAGACGCTCAAGCATTAATTGGCTCAATCGCTCCTTGATCTGAGGGGCAAGAACCGGCGGATGATCAATGCCTGTGACCGTCTCTACTCGGAGAAGCTCCAGTCGAGAGTCCACATCGACTGGGAGAGGTTGCTCTGCCTGCCGACGGAGAGGGGAGGACCTCGTCGGCGCCTCGCGCAACAGCGATGTTAAGCCATCCCCGAGTTCAGGAACCTGTTGCCCGTACTTCTTTGCAGCACGATGGATGAAGAGTTGCACATCCTGCTGGCGCCCTGAGAGCGCCAAGCGGGAAAGGCGGACGAAATCAGACGAAATTTCCTTTTGGAAGTCCACTTCACACCGGCATATGAGGAAAACAGGAACGAAATGAGTATGGCGGGATGGACTAAAATTCGCAACATGTTTTGGTATGTCGTCCATTTCACCGGGCGATGCCGCGCGGTGCGCGGCGGCACGTCCAGATCCAGCCCAAGCTGCGCCGCGCCCCTCACGGCCCGCCCTCATCGCGCCGGTCCACCGGCGTCGTCAACCGCATCTCGCCCAGCGCCTGGGCCGCGAATCGCTTCACCTCGCTGCTGAAGGTGTAGCCGGGGGTCTGGCCGACATGGCCCGGCGGCGCGCAGGACGGGCGCAGGAAATCCCACAGCACGAACACCCGGTCGCATCGCAAAACCCGGCGGATGCTGTCGGGGAAGCGATAGACGCCGTTTTCCCAAATATCATCAGGGCTTAGGGGCATCGGTCAGGCCCTCGTTTCGGGGTGGGACCACAGGGAGGCTTGGCCGGACAACCGGGTTTCGACTCGAACCTCGACGTTGCGGATCCGTGGCAGCTTGGCCAAATCGTCGGAAAACCGCTGGCGAATCTGATCGGCGACGAAGCGGCTGGGGGCGGCGATGAGCAGAAGCTGGTTGCCTGTGACCGACACCCGGCAATCACGGAACCACTGGCCGTGTCGGTGGCCGCCGATCCGCTGCGCGATCAGGCCGTGCAGATCGCGCTCGGTCTCGTCGGGCTGTCCGGCGCTCACGCGCTCACGCGCAAGGGCGCGCGTGGGTTCACGGGTTATATCACAGGGTTTGGGCGACTCCGGCGTCGGGCAAAAATCCCGCGTTTTGTCGCCCAAAGCCGAAGGGTCTGTCGCCAAATCCGGGCTTTCCCCGACTCCCCGGTCGGCGACGCCGGTGTCGGCGAAAGCATCGCCCGGACCAGCGTCCAGCGCCTCCTCCCGCTCCAGCCAATCCAGGCGAAAGCGCATCCGCGTCGCCTGCCCTCGTCCGCCCGGACGATCCCGCTCGATCACGCCGCTGGCCAGCAGGGCGGCGCGCGCCCGCTCCACGTCGCGGGTGGACAAGGCCGAGTCCTGAGCCACGGTTTCGACGCTGGCCCAGGTCAGCAGATCGCCCAGGCCGCGCCACATCTCGCGGTTCACACGGCCCAGCATGACCAGGGCGACCACCTTGTCGCGTGGCTTCAGCGCGGAACTGGAAAGCACGGCGTCACGGAAGCGGCCCACGATTTCCCGAAAGTCACAGAGTTTTGCGGTCATGGCGCACCTGTCCTGTCCCCGGCAGCCTTTGGCCAGCCGGTGGCAAGGCCGTTTCCTGCGGGCGCACGATTCCGTGGCTGCAAGAAAACAGCGGAATTAATTCCTTTTTGCGGTATCCTTCAGAGCGCGCGCAGGGCTGTCCCGTTGTCGATCAACGGGTCATGGACATCCTGGGGGCGTCTGGAAGGGGGGCGGCCTGTGCAGGGCCGTCCCAATCAGGGTGGGGCGCGCGGCATCACGGCAAAGCTCCAGGGTTCACCGCCGCGACGGGCGGCGTTGTTTCACAGACGCGCATCGCTCCCGACCGCTGTGGCGGTCGAAAGCGGCGTGGGCCTCGATGTCGATTGGGGCGGCTGAAGGCCCGGAAATAGGCGCGACGGCGGGCCGCGCGCCCACGGCGTTTGAAAATGTCGCGGCATCAGCAAGATAGATCTGGGATCTGGTTGGAAATGGTGGGGGATGGGGCGACGCCCCGTCATGCCCGGCCCTGGGTTGGCGTCGGCACAGCCCGCGCGATCACGCGCTGGTAGCCCGCCGCGCGCCGCAGGAACGCGGCGAACGCGTCCGCCTCATCGTCGGCCAACTCGGCCAGATCGGCGACGCCATAGAGCGTCTGGGTCAGCCGCTCGACCTTCGGAACGGTGGATGGCGCGGACGCGGCAAAGGTTTCCCAGGCGGCGAGCGCGGCCTGTTGCGCGCGGGTCAGCATCGCGTTGCCTTCCTTCGCGGAAACGTGAACAGGGGGGCCGTTTGTGCATGAGAAATCGGATGGTAAGACCACCACACCCGGATGCCGCAGCCTTCCGATGAATAACCTCTGGCATGCTTGACCAGATTGCGCCGAATCAGTTCAGCGGCGCCGCTCTTGACTGCCGGGGAACGCTCCTGATGGCGTCGGTCAGACATGAGGCCATCCCCAATTGACCGGCGAGCGGCGGTCATCTCTGATTCGCCGTCAGCAATCACCAGCTTTCTCCCTTTGCTTGGCTGTTGCTGCGTCACGCAAAGCGAGCGATTGTTCCCCGGTCAACAACCCTGGATGAGGGGCTGGCGTTGGAGCCACAAAATCATTTGGGACCAGGCGATCCATGGCCTCCAGCGTCTGGAGCTTTGGATTTCCAGACGGCGATAGGACTTCGTTGACGGCGTACCAGCTGATCCCAGCCGCCTTCGCTGCCTGATGGCGGTTTAGGCCAGAAGACAGGAAATAGGAGCGAATGCGGTGAACGGCTTGGTCGATCATGGTTCTAATTTGCGCTATAGCGCAAACTTGTCAAGCGCCATAATCACGCTACAGCGCAATCGCGTTCTAGCGCAAAATCCGCACAATGGAGATATGGCTACAATAGATGTCGAAAGAGAGCGTCGCCGTTCAGCCCTGATCCAATTTTGGGAAACGAACCGGCACGCCTTGAAGAGTATCCGCCAATGGGCTGAAGCCTCGAAGGTGGGATACAATACTCTCAATGAATTTATCCGACGCAAGAAGGATAAAAACATGCTTGCTGACACCTACGAGAAACTTGCTCGTGGGGCCAGCATTCTTTTAAGCCGCGATGTAACAATTCATGAGTTGTTGAATGAGGAAGCTTTTGACGAAAAAAGCGAGGCAACTCAACGCATAGAGCGTATCGCGCTCCTTATTTCTCATCTTCCCGATCATGAGCAAGAAGCTTTCGAGGTTGTCCTCCAGGGGCGAGTTCAAGCCCTCGGGAAGTCTTAGAAAAACGCCAAAAAGCAATTCTTTCAACTTTTTCAAGATCGGCATCAGTGAGACGTGACAGCAGCTCAATAATTTTCTTTCTTCGATTGGCCGCCCGGCTGGTCCCAGATGTCACTGCACTTACCTCTGCTTGCGAAATCAAATTCACCCGACCGATACGCGTCGGTCGGGTGAACAGCTTATGCGGCCAATGGCTCAACCCAGAGCCAGCAGCCTTCGGGCGTAAACGGCCCTGCGTCCTTGGCGCTCACAGCCTCATCATAGGTTGGCATCTCGATTCCAGCCGCAGCAAGCGCGGCCCGCGTGTTGTCCCAGGCCGTCACGCGCTGAGGCCCTTCCGGCGGAAAGGGGTCGTGCGCAATCAAATGATCGTCACCAAAAAGCTGCTCGCTGATGCGATGCACGAAAAGATTGTCGAGAAGAAGGACATGCATGGCCTGATCCGCCGCATAGGGCAGAGCATAATAGCGGCAAGGCTGGTGCTTCTGCGCATCGCTCAAGATTGCTTTAAGGTGACGGAAGCCGGTATCCCGTAATTCCTCTGGATGATTGAAGCGCTTCACCATGGCATTTTCATGCTTTGTGAAGTCAACATCGATGACATTCTTAGCCTTTTCCAATATGCTCTCCTATGATTTGCGCATCTTCGCGCGTGTTATCGCCGAAATTTTGAAGACCAACGCAGCCAAGCTGGTTAAATCTCCGGCAGCAAACTTGGTTCCTCGCAGCTTGTCTTTGATGTTCCTGATCTGCGTATAGACCGTCGCCTCGCTGGTTGACCGACGCCGGGCGATCTCACCTGGCCCAAGCCCGGAGCCAATGAGAGCTGCGACGCGGGCTTCAGCCGGGTGCAAGCCGAGCGCTCGCTCCAGCGCAGACGCGATCGCAGCATCGTCTTCTCCAAATCGAGAGATCACAATAATTGCTGTTCCAAGTGATTGTCCGCTGGAGATTGAAGCAAAATGAACGCCACCACTGTATGACAGTGGCAATACTTTATAGAAGTCCTGGAGAGTGGCTGCGCTCGATACGGCGCAGTCCAATTTGGCGCAGTCATCCGGGTCTGTGGCTCTAATTCTTCCAAAATCATCGAACATCATGGATGTTTCAGATGATATCAAATCGATGAAGCTATCATTTAAATGAAATCTATTCATATTGACATCAAAAATGCCCACAGCTAAATCCAATAAATTTAATGAACAATGCATATTATTCAAAAAATCATTGACGGTTAACATTTCCTCAAAAGAATTTCCACGAATCTTTGTATTGATGTAATTCTCAACACCAGATGTCTGAATACAGACTCGCGATTGGACGCACGTCCCATCTCCGTATAGACGATGAGAAACAGACATCCTTCCAGATGGATATTCACTGATCCAATCCAGTCCTGTGTTAAGTCTTCGCGCAATTCGGACGTTGGATATCCAATCGGCGGGATTGGCGACGGCAACCCTGTTTCCAATCAGGCCAGCTTCAAGGAGCTTCCAGAACAGCGATTCATGTGTCTCTGAGGTGTAGTCAGAGACAGGGGCAATTCGTCTTTGAGAACCGTTTGCCCAGATAATTTGGTCTGTCGGGCTATACACCAAAACCGCTCCTCCCAACGGCTGTGAGGCGCGGATAAAGAGAATTGCATCCAAATTCAAATCAGAAGGTAAGGGCAGATTGTCCATTTATCACAACCGGAACTAAGACAAATTTAATGTTACGCTACCACGTATGGAATGTGACCAGTACCAAAATTTTGGTATACGGTGTGAGAATGTCGTTTTCTGGGGCCTGGCTTTGGTTTTCCAGGCGTTATCAGGATAAAAATTGCGCTATAGCGCAAACATGAGCCTTGATAAATTTGCGCTGTAGCGCGAGCATGCCTCTTCTCCTGATGAAGGGCGAGCAAAATGGATAGGCGCGACGAGACGGATTGGCATCATTCCCCCAACGGCAGCACGCCGTCCCACCGACTCAGCCTCTTCAACCAGCGGCGTGCGTCCATTGAGGCGCAATTCGCCATGGGCGCGATCGGCATCGCCAAGCGGCGCGATCTTCTGATCGCCGCGCGCGACGACGCTGGGATCACGGGCATGCGGACCAACGCCAAACCGACGGTTCCGCTGGGGTTGGGAGCGAGCGAGGAGAGTGAGCGGCGGCGGCGGCGGCGGGCGGACCAACGTCGGTACGCCCGCAAGCAGGCCAGTGATGCCGTTGCGCCGATGGAGGTGGGCAACCATGGCTGAGACCGCTTCCGACCGTCAGCGCGCCGCAGCGCTGCTGCGCAAGCTGCGCGCCATCACCATAGAGGCCGGCGCCAGCGAGGCCGAGGCGATGACCGCCGCCGCCATGGCCCGTCGGCTGGTTGACCAGCATGGTCTGCCCGAGAGTGGCGAGCCAGTCATTGAGGCGCGGGTCTTCGTCGGTCGGGTGCGCACCCGTCCAATCGACAAGCTGTGGTCGGCGATTGGCCGCTTCTGTCATGTGTCGGCCATTTTTTGCCCTGAGGCGCGCGGCATAGAAATCGCCTACATCGGTCGCGCCGCCGATGTGATGCTGGCCGAGTGGCTGCACGCGGTCCTGAAGCGGCACATCGACAAAGCTCTGGCAGAATTCAAGACGCTGGCGGAATACCGCCGTCGGAAGCCAGCCCGCCGACGCGTCGCCGCGTCGGCCTTTGTCGAGGCCATGGCCCAATCCCTGCGCACCCGGCTCGACGCCATGGCCGATCAACGGATCGCCGAGCCGAAATTGGCGGAAGCCCGTCGGTGGATCGCCAACCGTTATGGCCAGTTGGCCGACATCAAGATCGCCTCGATCTCCGACGCGCAGGTTGACGGCGCCCGGCGTCGAGGGCGGCAGGCGGCTGCCGACGTGGCGATCAGCACGCCGGTCGCGGCACAGCCGGCGATTGCCGGCTTGATTGGAGGATCCAGAGGATGATCGCGATCAAATCCACACCTGCGACCGATTCGACGGCCATCTTCCTGGACCGGCCCCCAGAGCCTCCGGCGACGGCCTCGCCAGCGGGCGAGGAGTCCGGCCTCGCGCAATGGCACAAAGAGGACGCCGAGAAGGCCGAGCGCGCGGCCGCACAGACTCTGTTGCCCATGCTGCGTGTCCGTTTGCTCGAAACAGCCCGCATGCATCGCGACTGCGCCGAGCTGGCGCGCGAGGGGGCCTGACTGTGGCAGCTAAGGTTTCGGATCTCGTTGGGCTTCCAAACTGGCCACGCATGCTCAGCCGCGATCAGGCCGCACGCTATGTCGGCGTCTCGCCAGTGCAGTTCGACCGCGAGGTTTCGACGGGCCGCTGGCCAACGCCAGAGCGGCGCGGCAGCCGAGTCACATGGGATCGCCGACTGATCGACAGGGCGCAAGACAAGAACAGCGGCATCGTGGCAAGCTCGGAGTCGTCGGCGCACGAGCCGACGGTTGATCCGTGGGCGTGACCGTGGGCAAGATTGAGGTTGATCTACCGCGCTACGTCATAGCCAAGCGTCGCGGCGACCGCTTGGCCTTCTATTTCCAGGTCCCGAAGCGCCTTCAGCCCGAGGGCTGGCCATCGGGCGCCATGCGGCTGAAGGACAGCCAAGGCGTCGCCATCGAGGAGCCAGCCGAGGCCATCAGACGTGGACGCGAGCTGAACGAGATGCTGAACCGGGCGCGCGCGCAGGTGGCCGCAGGCCCGATCCAGGGCACTTTGCCGTGGCTGATTTCCGAATACCAGCACTCGGACAAGTACCGGAACCGCGCCGAACAGACGCGCTACCAGTACGACCTGATCGCGCGGATGATGATTGCGTGGTCAAAGGAGAAGAACCACCCGCAAGTCGGGCAGATGACGGTCCCGTCGGCTTTGAAGTTCCTCGACCAGTTCGAGGACCGACCGACCTACCGGATTCGTGCCGCCGCCTTCGGATCGGTCCTCTGGAATTTCGGTCGCCGACTGGGTGTGGTGTCCGTCAACGTGTGGAAGGACCTCGACCTGGAGGCGCCGGATCCGGATGTCCATATCTGGTCCGACGAGGAGATCGCCGCCGTCGTCGCCAAGGCCGACGAGATGGCCCGCGCCAGCGTCGGCACCGCCGTGATGCTGGCCTCCGAATCCGGCCAACGGCAAGCCGACGTCCTCGACATGCGCCGTGGCCGGGAATGGGACGGCGTCACCCTCCGCCGCGTCCAGAACAAGACCAAGGCGTATGTGACGGTGCCGGCAACCAAGCTCCTCCTTGATCGGCTCGCCAGCCTCTCGAAGGACAACCTCCTCCTCGTGGCCTCCGAAACGACCCGGCGGCAGTGGCGCCAGCAGACATTCAGCCGGACCTTCCGCGAGATCGCTGACGCCGCTGGCTTCCCCCAGATCGAATTCCGGTCCCTGCGGGCCACCTGCGTGTGCCGCCTCGCGTCGGCCGGGTGCTCGATTCCGGAAATAGCCAGCATCACCGGCCACACGCTGGTGTCCGTGCATCACATCCTGAAGCACTATTGGCGACCCGACAGCGACCAAGCCAGGAATGCGATTTCCAAGGTCGAAGCGTTCCGGCTGTACCCAGTCACTTGGACTTGGAGAGAGGTGGGATTGGGTGGGATCTGCGGGGATGTCGTGGGACGCGTTGAAAATCGGGCGTTTTCCTGAGGGGTGCCCACGAAGCGGCTGGAAATTTTGATTTTGGAGTAGGGCGCGAAATCGGGAGGGCGGACAGTTGAAATTGGAGCATGCGAAGGTGGCGGGCCGGGAGAGGCGCCGCCTTTTTTGTTGGGTCGAGACTGCGGCCTAGGGGGCGAGTTATGATGCGGTCGTTCAACCCATGAAAGGTGAGTGCGATGCGACCGTGGATGCTGATCCTTCCGTTGCTTCTGGCGGTTTCCGCCGAAGCCTCCGCAGAGCTGACCAAAATGCGCCAGTACCAGCACCAAGAGGGCCGATCCCTGAAGGACTACATCAACGATGGGTATGAGATAAAAGCCATCACAAACAGGGATAACGTATCAGATTTCAACTACTTCCTGCAAAAAGGGACAGATTTTGTTCGATGCAGTGAGATGACAACAGGTCTGGCCGTGTTCAGAGAGGTTTCTTGCGCGGTTCTCATCCAGCCATTGCCATATCAATAGATTTTCAAGCAAGACGGCAGCGACAACGGCTGTCATTCGGCTCGTTGTCGTTGTCAGGCTGCGGACTGCATACCCGATTATGCATCCAAAACGCGTATAGGGCTGATTCATTTCTCGTAAATACATTTGTACGATCATTGCGTAGGCTGGGGTTGTTTATGAGCCTCAAGCCCGGCGTTTGCTCGATGCGGGATCGGCGGCGGCGGCGCGGAGTTCCTGGCGAAGGGCGGCGGTGACTTCGCCGACCTCGGTCAAGCGGTCGTCGGGATCGGTCACTGTGGCGACGATCCGATCATGCTCCTTCGCCGCCCGCTCCGTTGCTTGATGGATGGCTATCGAGACGCCCATCTCCTTGTAGATCAACAAAATCTTCTCGGTTAGCCGCCCCATCAACCGGGCGTCAGTTGCGGGCGCAAACGTCTCGGCTGTGGCGGTCGGCGCAGTTGACGCAGCAGCGGCGTCGCCGGGCCGCATCGAGCCGTTTCCGGTCGCCAACCAGTCGAGTGAGATGCCGCAGACCTGAGCGGCAGCGACTATTCCGGACCAGCCAGGGTCGGACGCACCAGACAGCCACTTTTTTACACCAGACAGGGAGGCACCCGTCGCCTTCGCCAACTCCTCCTGCGTCAAACGCCCCTTCATAGCCAGTCGGAGGCGGTCGCCGAAAGCTTTCCGGTTCGAGCCAAGATCCGTAAAGCGATGATCGTTATCCATTGGTCACTTTACGGTTCTATAGAGACTTGATTTCACAGGGAAATTTACAAGGCGTGCCGTCTTCACGCCAAAAAGAACCGTAAAGTGATCTTTTGGCTTGCCATGGTTCCTTATAGTGCCCATAATTTCCCCGTTAGTCCAAAACGCACCACGAAATGACCGGCCTGGCGGGGCCGGTTTGACAGGGGGAGAGGCATGGCGCGCACCGCCGACATGGTTCCGGCTGAAATCCGGTTCCGACTGAACAGCAAGGGCCTGACCTTCGCCGACGTCGATCGGGCCTATGGCCTGAAGGACGGCACGGCGCGCAAGGCGGCACGGCAACCGCACATCGATGGCGAACTCGCCATCGCGGAGATGCTGTCGTGCTCGCCGCGCGAGCTTTGGCCCTCGCGGTTCGGCGTCGGCGGCAAACGCCTGAAGCCTCAACCCGTGAAAAACTATACGGACCCGCCGCGCCTTTCGCACCGTCAAAAGCAGAGAGCCGCGTGAACATGAAAACCTCTGGCATGAAATCCCTCGGGTTGCAGGACATCCCGATTTCCGACATCGACATCAGCTTCCGGCTGCGCCCCGTCGATGACGGCTACGCCACGCTGTTGGCGGAGAACATCCAGGAGGCCGGGCGCCTGCGGCAGCCGGTCGAGGTGCGGACGGTGAAGGGCGGCGGGTTCCGCCTGATCGCTGGCGCCCATCGGTTGGCCGCCTGCACCAAGCTGGATTGGCCCACCATCCCCGCCTTCGTGTTCGAGGCGACCGAGGACGAAGCCCGGTTGGCCGAAATCGACGAGAACCTTGTCCGGCATGAGTTGAACCCGCTGGACCGCGCGACCTTCCTGTTCGAGCGCAAGAGCATCTACGAGCGGCTGAACCCGGAGACGAAGAACGGCGCGCAAGGCGGCGTCGGCGGCAAGCGGAATGAGAACGAAACGATTTCGTTCTCAAAGGACACCGCCGCGCGCATCGGCCTGACCGACCGCACCATCCAGTTGGCGGTGAAGATCGCCACCGGCCTTGCCCCAGACGTCAAGGTGTCGGTCGCCGGAACCGCCATCGCCAAGACGCAGGCCGAACTGCTGGCGCTCGCCAAGCTGGGGCCAGCCGAACAGCGGGCGGTGTTGGGGATGTTGCTGGGGGACGAACCCAAGGCGAAGTCGGTGCGCGAGGCCATGGCGGCGCTGACGAACCGTCCGGCCAAGGTGGCGGACGGCTACGCCAAGTTGTTGACCGCGTGGCGCCACGCCGGGACGGGCGAGCGGCGGGCGTTCGTGGAGTTCCTGCGGAAGGACGGCGCGCTGGATCAGTTCGACGCCGATGATTCGGAGGTCGCAGCATGAGGTTCGCCTCCCTCATCAACGACAGGCATACCGAAGCCTTCACTGAGGCCAGATCGGCCCCGGATGGGTGGCTTCAGGAAGCTCGATCTGTCCTGGATCGCGCGGCTTCCACGGGAGCTTCATTTCAAGCCACCACTCCAGCACTGCGGCGGCTGTGCGGTCGCCTTCAGGCAGTTCTTGAGGAATGATCCAGATGGATTTCTCGCTGGCCGTCGCATTCGCGGTGCATACCGTCACCATCTGTAAGTGCCGCTCAAGCAACACTCGCCACGCTCCACTGCTGATGCTGTCCCACGTCGATGGCACCGGAGATCTGGAAAAGGCAATGACCGCCTCATCCGCCTCTGCTTCAAAGCGCGCGTGGTACCGAAGAGCCCTTATTCTTATCAGCTTAGGCCGGAAAACGTCGTTCATTGGCCACAAGGCTCCCAACAGATCCCATGCTGTCAATGCCATGGGGATCCATGAGTTTTCAGGCAAACCAGTCCTCTCTTCCAGAAACACCATTAAAGCCGAAAAGCCCTTTTTCACCCGATCCCCCATCGGTTGTGTTGCAGCTCCGATGGTAGGGGAGGATCGACCGACCGTCACTCGCCCCACGGGTGCGGTCGGTCGATTTTCAGCGACCTGGGGCGCGTGATGGCGCCCCGGCAGCGCGACAACGGCACGCTCGACCTTCTCTCCTGGCAGCCGCCGGAGCCGGTGCGGGCGTTTCCCGCCGAGAAGGTGCGGGCGGCGTCCTTGCGCGCCGCCTTCGCCAAGGCGATCTCGCTCGCCTTGAAGGAGTGCGAGCAGGACCGCGAGGAGATCGCCGTCGCCATCGGCGAGTATTTGGGCGAGCCGTGCTCGAAAGCCATGCTGGACGCCTACGCCAGCGAGGCGCGGGAGGAGCACGTCATCAACGTCGTGCGCTTTATCGCCCTGATGCACGCCACCGGCGACCGGCGGCTTTTGCAGATGCTGGCCGAACCGTTCGGGTTGGCGGTGATCGACGCCCGTTATCTGCCCGCCATCGAAGACGCCTTGCTCGACGACAAAATCGCCGAATTGACCCAGCGCCGCCAGTTTGCGCGGCGCAAGTGGAAGGGAGCTTGAGCTATGAAGGAATGGCGCTCCGCTGCTGAATGGGCCGACTTGAAGTTGCCCGCTATGCCGACGAGCAAAGCGGGAGTCATTCTTCGGGCCACGACTGGAAAATGGAGGTCTCGCCCCCGCGAAGAGCAAGGCGGCGGCCTGGAATACCACATGTCGTCCCTGCCCACGGCGGCGCAGGTCAAGCTGACGCTCCTGGAGAAGAAGTCCCGGCAATCCGCTGAGACCGCCGCGCCCCCCGCGAACCGGACCGAGCTGTGGCGCTGGTACGATGGCCTGCCCGACGCCAAGAAGGCCAAGGCCCGCATGCGTGCGGAAATCCTGGACGCCATCGTCGCCCTGCACCGCAACGGCGTCACCAAGGACGTCGCCGTCATGACGGTGGCGCAGCATCACAATGTCGGTCCCAGCACGATCTACAACTGGCTGAAGCTGGTCGCCGGGCATGACCGCGCCGATTGGCTGCCCTGCCTCGCCCCGCACCATGCCGGTCGGACGGCGACGGTCGAGTGCGATCCCGCCGCGTGGGACATGCTGAAATCCGACTATCTGCGCGCCGCCGCCCCGCCGTTCAGCGACTGCTACGAACGGATGGTCCGCGCGGCGAAGGAGCAGGGGTGGAGCGTCCCGTCCGAGCGGACCCTGTTGCGCCGCCTTACGGCCACGGTGCATCCGGCGGTGATCGTGATGGCGCGCGAGGGGGCGGAAAAGGTCAAGCAGATGTTCCCGGCCCAGGAGCGCGACCGTTCGCACTTCACGGCGCTGGAGGCGATCAACGGCGACGGCCACCGCTGGGATCTTTGGGTCGAATGGCCGGACGGCACGGTGGCCCGCCCCAACATGGTGGCGTTTCAGGATCTCTATTCCGGCATGATCCTGGCGTGGCGGGTCGATCAGACGGCGAACAGTTGGTCGGTGCGGCTGGCGATTGGCGACTTGATCGAAGACTACGGCATTCCGAAAAAGTGCTGGCTCGACAATGGTCGCGACTTTGCCAGCAAGTGGCTGACCGGCGGCATTCCGAACCGCTACCGCTTCAAGGTGAGGGAGGAGGAGCCGGTCGGCATCCTGACGCAGCTCGGCGTCGAAATCCATTGGACCACCCCCTATTCGGGACAGTCCAAACCAATTGAACGCGCCTTCCGGGACTTCGCCAGCGACATCTCCCGCCATCCGGCGTTCGAGGGCGCCTACACCGGCAACAGCCCGGTCAACAAGCCGGAGAATTACCGAAGCCGCGCCATCAAGTTGGAAGATTTCCTGAAGGTTCTGGCCTCGGAAATCAACCAGCACAACGACCGGATCGGGCGCATCGCTCGAAATTGTCGTGGCCGTTCCTTCCGCGACACCTTCCTCGACAGCCACAAGGACGCCGTCGTCACCCGCGCGACCGAGGAACAGCGTCGGCTGTGGTTGCTGGCCGCCGAGGGCGTCACCGTCAGCAACCGCGACGGGGCGCTCAAGCTGTTCGGCAACCGCTATTGGGCGGATTTCCTGCATCTGCACATGGGCGAAACGGTCGCCGCGCGCTTCGATCCGGAGTTCCTGCACGACGGCGTGCATGTCTACCGGCTGGACGGCGTCTATCTTGGCCATGCGCCGGTGCTTGAGGCCGCCGGTTTCGACAGCGCCGACGCCGCCCGCGAACACGCCCGTCAGCGCCGCCGCTGGCTGAACGCCAACAAGGCGATGCTCGACGCCGAACGCCGCATGTCGGCGGCGCAGGTGGCGTCTCTGGTGCCGCTCAATCTTGGCCCCGCCGCCCCGCCGGAGGCCAAGGTGGTGCAGTTGCCGCGCCCGGTGCTGGATCTGAAGCAGACCCCAAAGCCCGATCTGACCGTCGTGCAAGAGGAACGCCGCGAAGCGCTCGTCACTGAGTTCCGTCGGCCCGACGCAACGCCCGCGAAGGATGAAAAGACCCTGCGCTTGGAAAAGGCCGCCCGGATCGAGGCGGCGATCACCGCCGGGACGGCGGTCGAAGCCGAGGCGGCGTGGTTCACCCGCTACAGCCGCCAGCCGGAATGGAAGGCGTTCAAGCGGCTGGCCGAGGACTTCTCGACCGACGCACAAGCGACCGCCTGATCGGCCAGCAACGACGCGGCCCCGATCCTTTGCCGAGGACCGGGGCCGCAACCTGAAACACACACCAACAGGATGGACGATATGACCGTCGCCCCCTTCCCCGTCAAGTCCGACGCCACTGCCGCCGACGCGACGGAACAACCGCTCGTCACCGCGCCGCTCGCCAACGTGTCGCTATTCGCCGAGTTGGCGGAGCGCGTCACAGGCCGCCATCGCGGCCTGCCCGGCATGGCCGTGTGGTACGGCCCCAGCGGCTACGGCAAGACCCGCGCCGCCATCTACGGCGCCAACCGATTCCGCGCCACCTATGTCGAGGTTGGCGCGACCTGGACGCAGGCGAAGTTCTGCCGGGCGCTGCTGACCCAGCTCGGCCTGCCGCCGACCGGCACCGTCGCCGACATGGCGGAACGGATCATCGACGCCCTGCGCGGTTCCCGCCGTCCCGTAATCATCGACGAATTCGACCATGTCGTGACGCGCAAGTACGTTGATCTGGTGCGCGAGATCCACGACCAATCCGGCGCCGCCATCATCCTGATCGGCGAGGAGATGCTGCCGCACAAGCTGAAGCTGTTCGAGCGTTTCCACAATCGTGTGCTCGACTGGTGCCCGGCGCAGCCCTGCGATGGGCGCGATGCCGGCATCCTGGTCGGGGTGTTCGCGCCGGGCATCGCGGTGGCCGCCGATCTGCTGACCCGCATCGTCAAGGAAAGCGGGGGCCGACCACGCCGCATCGCGGTCAATCTGGACCGCGTGCGGGAGTATTGCGAACTGGAGGGGCTGGACGCCATCGACGTCGCCCGTTGGGGCAGCCGCCCGCTGTTCAGCGGCGAGCCTCCGGCGCGGAGGGCGTGAGATGCCGCGCAAGCCCGTCCACATCACAGCGAAGATCGCGGTGCGCACACCTTGCGGAGAGCAGGGATGCTGGTCGGTCATCCGCGAATTGCGCCGCTTCGACCGCCCCTTGCTGGTCTCGCGCGTCCAGGCCCACCCGACCACGGTCGCCGACTATCTGCGGCGCCTGACGCTGGCTGGCTATGTGACCCGCTCCGACAACGCCGTCTACGAGTTGGTGAATGACCAACCCGACGCGCCGCGTCTCCGGCGCGATGGGACACCGGCAGCCGAACCGGGCATTGGGCAGGAGCAGATGTGGCGCAGCATGAAGATGCTGGGGGAGTTCTCGCCCCGCGAACTCGCCGCAGCCGCCAGCACTGACGCGGCCCGCGTCACACCGACAACCGCCGCCAGCTACGTCAAGCATCTCTGGCGCGCCGGTTATCTGCTGTGTGTGGCCGAAGCCCGGTTCGGTGTCGGCAAGGCGGGAGCGCAGGCCCGCTATCGGCTGAAACCGTCGATGAACACCGGCCCGCTGGCGCCGCAGGTTCAGCGCACCGATTGGGTCTGGGACCCCAACACCCGCAAGGCTTTGGCGCCGGAGACGCGGGATCAGGGAGGGCTTCATGCTGAGCAGTGATCTGAAATCCCTTCGTGGCGCATTGGAATGCTACGCCGAACGGCTCGGAGGGCGCCTCTCCTTCAACGCGGCCAGCACGGCGGACCTGTTCCGGACGCTCGACGGCCTGATCGTCCAGGCCGAGGGGATGGAGGGCACGCCCTCCCCGCCCGCCGTTCGCATCGCCGGAGGCGCCTTGCCGAGCGGCGTCGCCGATTTGGCCGCCCGCCGCGCAGCCATGCGTCAGGACCGGCCAATCAAGATGGCGGATCGTATCCCGTGCTGGCCGCAACCGACCGATCCGACCGGAGGGTCAGCCGCATGAGCGCCCGCGTCCTGCCACAGCCCGACGCGTTGGTGGAGATCGACATCCCCACCAACGGACAGGCCGCTGGACACGTCGTCACGCGTCGCGTGGTGACGATCCGCAACCACTCCGACGGACGCTACACCTGCCTGTTGGCCGATCAGTCCACGGGCGATCTGTCCGCCGCCACCATCGCACCGGCGACGGATGGTCATTGGCTGTGCGTTGAACCGCCGGTGTCGGTTGACGCGGCGATCCACGTCGCCCGGATGGTGGCGGGTGGCGTCACCAGCCACGCCAGCGTCACCAGCCAAATGCGGCTGTTGGCCGACGCGGTGCTGTTCCTGACGGGGCATCACCGCCCCGCCGGGCCGCTGTCGCCAACCCGCATCGTCGGTGGCCCATGAGCGCCGACACCATCCAGGCCGCCCTGTTCGGCGCGTTCGGGCTGTCGCCGCCCAGCCGCCCGCCGGACCCGGCGCCCGCCGACCGCTTCCCGACCTTCACCCGTCCGGCGGCCCCGCCGGTCGCGCTCAACCCTTTGCGTCTCGCCGTCGGCGGGACCGTCACCCACTCCCCCAAGAGGTAAGCCATGCCCGATCAATCACCCGTTTTTCCGTTCCAGGCACCGCTCATCCCGCTGCCGTCGGGCGCGCCGACGCTGGCCAAGCACCTGCACGCGATGTTGAGCATCGTCCGCCGCCACGCCCCCCTTGCGGGCATGCTGTCCGAGCAGGAGATCGCCGCCACCGACGCCGCCTTTGCGGCGCTGGTCGGGTTGCCCGCCGCCAAGGCCAGCGTGGAGGTGTTGAATAGCAAGGTGTACTGGCGCGACGAAGACGAGAATTTGACGCTGGAGAGCATGGTCAAGCCCCATCGCTTTTTGGAGGATGACTTCGTCCGCACCGTCGCCACCGCCGCCCTGTCGACGTCCATGACCCTGGCGCGGCTCAAAGCGCTCTCGTTCGCCGAAGCGCAGGCGCTGATCGACACCCTGGCGTCGGCTCATGGCGTCAAAGCGGGCGGCAGGGCCGGAAACGTCTCCTTCGTCAGTTACGACCGAGCCTTCAAGGTCCAGATCGCCGTTCAGGAGCGTCTGGCCGTGAACGCCAACATCGTGACGGCCAAGACGGCGCTGAACGAATGGTTGGCCGCCGCCGACGCGGGGGACGAAGTCCGCGCCCTCATCAACGCGGCGTTCGGGTTGGGCGATCAGGACGGGGTCCGTGTCGCCGAGTTGGTGCGGCTCAAGCGTCTGGTCATCAACCATCCGCTGTGGAACGCGGCCATGGCCGCGATTGATGACGCGTTGGAGGTGGCGGGCAAGGCCCAATACCTGAGGGTCTACCAGCGCGCGCCGGACGGCAAATACGTCCAAATCCCGCTCGATCTGGCCAGCGTGTGAGGTGCGCCATGGATCACACCGAAGCCGTAACTGACGGCCTGACGATCCAGGTCGAGCTGGTTCAGTACCCCGAGGCGCTGAACGGCCCTGCGGGTCACGCGCTCGCCGCTCGCCTGTCGGAAGTGGCAAGCGCCGCGCTTTCCATCCGAGCGCCGGTCGCCGCTGCGGCCTTCACTTTGCTGGCCGACGCCGAACAGGAGGTCGATGACCTGCGGTCGCTGCTTTTCACTCAGCCGCCCAGTCCGGCGGCTCGCCGGTACGCGATCCGGCTGGCGGCTGCGGCCATCGCCCTGGTCGCCGCGCTCGACGCCAGCGAGGCCGAACGGAGCGCCTCGCCGTCGCTGGAAAGCGAGGTGACGCGTTGGTTGCGCCAGACCATTGGTGAACTGGTGGGCCGAACCGCAGCGGCAGCCATCCTTGCAGTCACGCCCCGGATGCTCGTCAGCGCCGTCCTGGTCGCCCCACAAATGGACGCCTTGGAAACCGGCATCCGGCTGCGCTGGGGCGTGTCTCTGGTCATCGCCAGCAACAACAGCGTCGCCGACGTGGCCAAGGCCATTGTCGCCGCCCAAAAGAGGAGCGCCGTCTGATGGCGAAGCCCAAACCTTCCATCGTCGTCGAGATCCAGCAATCCACAGGACTTCGGCTGAGTGACGCCGCTTGGGCGGCGCTGGAAAAGCTGCTGGCCGACGTCGGCGTCATTCTGGCATCCGAATACCACAACATCGACCGCGCGGGGCTGGCCCGGCGCACCGAAACCGCACAGGAAGGGCTGTTCCGCGCGTTCAATCGGTCGCTGGACACCGCTCATCAAATCCAGTCGGCCCGTTCGGAGTTCATCGCCGGTGCGGCCTGCATGTTGGCGCAGGCCGCTTCGATTGATGCCACCGCTCGTGAGGCTGTGGCGGCGGGGAAGCCCGCACCGAACTCAACCTCTGCTGACGCAAGGTTCGGTCAGCCCCCGGAGGGGTCCGCATGAGCAACCCTCATCCCGACATCCCGGCTTTGCTTGCCGAGGCCGACGAACTGCCCGACCCGCAAAAGTCGCTGCTGTCCCACAACGAACGAGTGCTGATCGAATTCTGTCAGCGGTTGGCGGCGGCCCTGCGGGCTTGCGCGGAAAAGGAGGTCTGACGCCATGACCCTGTACCCCATTCATGCCCAGATCGCCGCCGTGGAGGCGGCGGCCAAGGCCGATCCGACCAACCGCGCGTTGGCGCAGGCTGCTTTGACCTTGGGCGCGGTGTCCGTCGCTTGCGGCGGCCCTATCAAGGACGTCGATCAATGCCCGTGCTGCGGCTCTGTTTGGGAGGTCGATGCGTGGCCGGTCGATGACCGTCTCACCCGTGCCATGGAAGGGCTGATGCCATGACAGCCCCGCTGCCCCGCGATCTGATCTACGAGGCCATGAATGCGATCCAGGTCGGCGACCGCTGTGTCCAGGCCAGCTTGTTCCTCTTGGAGGCGGCATCGTCTCGCCGTCAGCAAGGTCACGCGCTGCTGCACGCACTCGCCCGTGAGATCGCCAAGGGCGCGACGGTCGAAGCTTTGGCGCTGGCCCTGGTCTACGAGCGTCAAATCTACGCCGCCCACAGCGACGACCTTGCCAAGATACAGGCGGACCTGGATAGCATTCGCGACCACCTCAAACCCGAAGTCGCGGCTTGGAGCGCCTTTGTCAAGGTCCGCAACTATCGCGCCCGGCTGGCTGATTGGAAGGGAAGGAAACCAAGGAAACCGAAAGTGGCGGGGAAAAGGACAGGCCGCGCAGTCTCTGGTCTGACGGTTTCCGAGGAAGCTCTTCTGGTGGAGATGCTGAAGGATGCGGATCGCGGCGATGTGACGTGGTTTTTCGACAAGTCAAGACCGGCGTTGAAGGGGCTTCTGCGCCGTGGCCTTGCCGCCATGTTCACCCCGGCCATCGGCATGTGCGAAGGCGTCCCCTATGCGCTGACCGCCAAGGGGCGCGGTGATGCTCTCGCCGTTCTTCATGAGATTGGAGAAGCGCCGTGACCATCACCCTGTCCATCGACCTGTACGACGATGGGGCGGTTCCTGTGTTGCTGGTGGCCGGGTTGCCCGGCTACGACGGACAGGTCGCCTTCCTGATCGACGGCCTTTCCGTTCGGACGCTCCGCCCGACGCGCGGGCTGCCCGCGCGCCTGCCCGAGCGCCCGATGGGCCGGGGCTTGCCGTCGCTGGCCGACATTCTGCGGCAAGCCGCCCAACCGGAGGGTCAGCGATGAGCGCCGCCAAGCTGGCGATTGCCGCAGGAGCCGCCCTGCGCCGCTTGCGCCGGGGCGACGCGGCGGTGGGAGCCTTCCGGGCCGAGCTGGTCGGCGTGCTGACGGGCGTCGTCACCAGCGCGAGCAACCGCCCGCAACCCCTGCGGCTCGACACGGATCCGTGCGAGATGATCGACTTGGCGGTGGAGCTGTGCCGCGACGCTGGCGTGTCTGGTCTCGACATGGCCGCGCGCTTCAACGACGCGGTCGAGCGGAGGCGGCGCTGATGGCCAAGCAACTCCACCTGTTCCGCAAGCCGCGCCGTCCAGCCAAGTCAAATCCGCGCACGCTGCATGTGAGCGACGCGGGAAGCGCCGGTGTCGCTGGCCGCTATGGCGTCGTGACGCTGTGTTGCGACCTGTGCGGCCACGAAACGGAGTGGCTGCCCGCCCGCAGCGTCACCGTCGAACTGAAAGGCCGCGTCTGCCCCAAATGCAAGGGCGACCCGGCCACCGTCAAACCATCCGGCGGAACCGCCGACAAGGAGCCGTCATGACCGCCGCAAGAACCGTCAAAAAGCCCCAAGCCCCTGACGCCCTCAAGCCGCTTGTCGCCAAGGTCCAGACCCTGCGCCGGATGGTTCCGGCCCTGTCGGACGAAGACACGTGGCGCGCCTTCTTGGCGGTCAACGCCAACGGCGTCACGTCCACCCGCGCCATGTCCGAAGGTCAGTTGTGCACCGTGGTCGAGGCCCTGCACCAAGCAGGCGCGCCGCGCAAAGCGCCCGGCGCGAAGGCTCCCGCTCGTTACGCCGACACGGCGCAAATGGCGATGATCCGGGCGCTGTGGTTGGAACTGGCCGAGCTTGGCGCCGTCAAGGATCGGTCGGAGGCGGCGCTGTCCGCCTTCATCAAGCGGCAGACCCGCCAGGATGTCGGTCGGCTGTTTCCGTCCAGCGCCGCCGCTGTGATCGAAGCGCTGAAGAGCTGGCGCGCCCGCGTCACCACCGCCAGCCCGCCGGAGGTTCCCGCGTTATGACCAACGACGTCCCGCCTGGCCTGACGCCCCACATCCTGCCCGGCATCCTGCGCGACATAGCCGAGATCGCGGGCTTGCAGGCCGCTGTCGATCTGTGTCTCGCCGCGCGCGGGCGTCGCTTCTACATCCCCGCACGCGCAACCTTGACCAAGGCGCACCCGCTGGTGCGCGCGGTCGGTTGGCAGTCGGCAAGGCTGATCGCCCAAGCCTACGGCCATGAAAGTCTGTCGATCCCCAACGCCCGCCCGGTCCTGCGCGCCTATCGCGCGCGGGTTCTGCGGACGGCGGGCTACTCGACGGCGCAGATCGCCATGTTGCTCGACATGGATCGCGGCCACGTCCAGCGCCTTGCGCCCGCCGCCGAGTACCCGCCCGGCCCGGTCGAAAAGAGGGCGGTGCGGGCGATCCTGGACGAAGCGCCCCGCCGCTTCAGCCGCATGAAGCCGGGCGAAGCGCCGTCGGCCCCGCCGCCGGTTCCGCCCCCTGGCCCATCGCCTCTGTTCCTTTGGGCGGGCGTGAAGCTGCCCGGCTGACGCCGCATCCACCACCATTACGAGCGAGGCGGCGGCGGGCGACACTCGCCCCATGACAACCACGCCCCCGACGCTCTCCGACGCCTTCCCCGCCGCCATCGCCTTTGTGCTGGGGCATGAGGGTGGATTTTCCGACGATCCCGCCGACAGCGGCGGCCCGACGCGCTGGGGCGTGTCGTTGGCTTGGCTGCGCAAGGCCGGTCTGCTCGACCTTGACCATGACGGACGCCCCGACGGCGACGTGAACGGCGACGGCGCGGTTGACGCCGAAGACGTCCGCGTCCTGCCGCGCGACCACGCCATCCGGCTGTACCGCCTGCATTGGTGGGACGCGCTGGGCTACGCCCGGATCACGGATCCGGCCATCGCCGCCAAAACCTTCGACCTTGCCGTGAACATGGGCGCCGCCGCCGCCCACCGCTGCCTTCAGCGCGCCTTGCGCGCGGCGTGGTTCCCGGTCGCGGACGATGGCCAGCTTGGACCGAAATCCCTTGCGGCCATCAACGCCGCCGATCCCCGCAGCCTGATGCCCGCCTTCAAATCCGAAGCGGCGGGCCATTACCGCGCCCTCATCGCCGCCCGCCCGGTTCTCGCCAAGTTCGAGAACGGCTGGCTCAACCGCGCCTACGCGCAACCCCTGTGACCGGAGACGCACCATTGCCCCCCTTGTCCATCACCATCCTCGCGTCGGTCGCCCTGGCTGTCGGTCTGCTGACCGCCGGGATCCTGTCGCCGCGCCACGCTGGCCGCCGTTTGTTCGCCGCCCTGCTCGTCGCGCTGGCGCCGCTTCCGGCTCTGGCCGACGCGGCGGGCGTCAACACGGCGGTCGATTTGTCCGCCCTTGCCAGCGGCGTCATCGCCGCTCTCGGCGCCGCCGCGCTGTGGGTCGGTCGCGCCGTCACCAGCGCGTTGATCGGCTATCTGGCGCAAAAGACCAAGCTGGAGCTGGACGACCACACCCGCGCCTATCTGGACCAAGCGCTGGAGCGCGCTGTCCAGTACGCGCAAAGCAGCGCGGAGCGTCTGGTCGGTCGCGCCGCGTCGGAGATCGACGTTCACAACGCCGTCGTGGCCCACGCGGTCAATTACGCGGTGGACCGCGTGCCGGGCGCCCTGGCCCATTTCGGCCTCACACCTGAAGCGCTGACCGGCATGGTTGAGGCGCGCATCCAGGCGAGCGCACCGACGCTGTTCGGGTCCGTCAGCCTTCGGAATGGATCGGTGGCGTTCCAGGACGGCCCGGCCCCCTTATCCGCCGGGGCGCAGGCGGGTGGCTGACGACGCCGACCGCGCCGGAGAGGCCGACCAATCCGAGGTCAGCCTCTCCGGCGCAGTCGCCCACATCCGCGACGTGCTGTCCGGGGCGGGCGCTGACTGTTGCGTCGATTGCGACGCGCCCATCCCACCCGCCCGCCGGGCCGCCTACCGGGCCGCCACCCGTTGCGTGGATTGTCAGGCCGAACATGAAGGACGCCGGTGATGCCCGATTGGTTGAAGGAATGGTGGCCATTTGTGGCGCTGGCGGTCGCGGTGGGATCCCCGTTGGTTCACGCCTGGGTGGGCTGGTCGGTGCGGGCGCGCTTCGCCAGCAAGGATGATCTGGCCGGTGAAGGCAAGGCGCGCGGGGAAGCGCTCGACATGGAGCGGAAGGCGCGGCACGAGCGCGAGGACGCGATGCGCGAAGCGGTCAACGCTTTGCTTGGTCGGGTTGATCGGCTTGAAAGCGCCATCGAGCATCTGCCGACGGCGGAAGCCGTCGCGACGCTCACCCTGCAATTGACCCGCGTCGAGGGGAAGCTCGCCGTGTTCGAGGAACGGGCCAACGGCGTCGTGGCTTTGTTTGAGCGCACGGATCGGCAGGTCCAGGTGATGGATGAATTCCTGCGGAAGGTGAAAGCATGAGCAACACCAATTTTCTGGCCCATTTGGCCGAAGACCGGCGTCTTGTCATCCTGCGGCTGTTGACCGAAGCGGGCGGGACGGCGAACGACAGCGTTCTTGAAGCCGGGCTGCAACAGCTCGGTCATCGGCGCGGCTTGACCCGCGACGTGGTGCGCGCCGACATCGACTGGTTGAAGGCGCGCCGTCTGGTGGCGGTGGAGATGGTCAAGGACACCGTCATGGTGGCCAGCATCACGGAACGCGGTCTGAACGTCGCCGAGGGTCATGAGACCGTTGACGGCGTCAAACGCCCGTCGCTCGTCTGATCGCCATGGCACGCCTTTCCGCCGCCGACAAATGGCCGACCGACATCCGCGCGCTGGTGGGCAAGCTGCGCGGGCAAGGGGCGACCATCGACCAAATCCGCGCCAAGCTGCAAGAGCTTGACGTCTCCGTTCCGCGCTCGACGCTGGGGCGCGAGATTAAGGAGTTGGATGAGGTCATCGCCGACATCCGACGGGCGCGCGAGATCGCCGAGGCCATCGGCACCCGGATCGACGAAGGGTCGGCGTCAAGCACCGCGCGCGCCAACGTCGAAATCCTGCAAGCCTTGACCCAACGGCTGCTGTTTGCGGCGCGCGGTGAAGGCGGCGAGATCGCCATTGAGGCGAAGGACGCCAAAGCCTATTCGGAAGTGCTGCGCAATCTGGCCTCCGCGTCCAAGGTCGATTTGGACCGGGAAATCAAATGGCGCGATGAGCTGCGCGCCAAGGTCGACGCCGCGCTGAAGGCCGCAGAGGCGGACGCGTCCAAAGGCGGCGGAAAGCCCGTCGATCTGAAGGAGGCGCTGGTGCGCGTTCGGCAGGAAGTCTACGGGATTTTCTCATGAGCGCCGCCGTCCCTCTCTACACCTATCAGAAGCGCTGGCTTCAGGATAAGGCGCGCTTCAAGGTCGGCATGTTCGCGCGCCAATGCGGCAAGACCTTCACAACGACGCTGGAGGTGGTGGACGACTGCTTTGCCGCTGCGGCGGAGGGGCGGCGCGAGCGTTGGGTCATCCTGTCGCGCGGCGAGCGGCAGGCCAAAGAGGCGATGGACGAAGGAATCAAGCGCCACGCCCAAGCCTACCAGATGAGCTTGGACGCGATGGAGTATGATTGGGTGGGGGGCAGCGCCAGTTACAAGGCGTTGGAGGTGACTTTGGAGGGCGGCAGCCGCATCACCGCCTTGCCCGCCAACCCCGACACCGCGCGCGGCTTTTCGGCCAATGTGTTTCTGGATGAGTTCGCCTTCCACGCCGACAGCCGCGCGATCTGGAAGGCGCTGTTTCCGGTCATTTCCAACGGCTGGAAACTGCGCGTCGTCTCGACGCCGAACGGCAAGGGCAACAAATTCTATGATCTTGTCACAGGGGCCGACGACGGCTGGTCGCGCCACCATGTCGATATTTATCAGGCGGTCGCTGACGGTCTGCCGCGCGACATTGACGAGCTGCGCGAGGCCATTGGGGATCCCGACGCCTGGGCGCAGGAGTTCGAGTTGCAATGGCTGGACGAAGCGTCCAGTTGGCTGAGCTATGAGGAGATCGCCGCCGTCGAGGATCCCGACGCGGGGCGTCCGGAGCTGTATCGCGGCGGTCCCGTCTATGTTGGCAACGACATCGCGCGCCGCAACGATCTGTTCGTTGTGTGGGCGTGGGAGCTGGTTGGCGACGTCTTGTGGACTCGGGAAATCATCGAGCGCCGCCGCATCACCTTTTCCGAACAGGACGCCATCATTGACGACGTGATGCGCCGCTATCGCCCCGTCCGCTTGGCGATGGACCAGACCGGCATGGGCGAAAAGCCGGTCGAAGACACCCAGCGCCGGTGGGGAACGCATGCGGTGGAGGGCGTGCTGCTCACCGGGTCGCGCCGCCTCGACATCGCCACCTCGGCCAAACAGGCGTTCGAGGATCGCAAGGTCCGCATCCCCGCCGGTCGCCCGGAGCTGCGCGCCGATCTGCACAAGCTCAAGAAGACGGTCGGGGCCACCGGCGCGCCGCGCTTGGTGGCGGATCGCGACGGCGACGGTCACGCTGACCGGACGTGGGCCGCCTTTCTTGGGATCGCCGCCAGGGACACCGCGCCGATGGAATACGACTATCAACCAGCCTACGGCGCGCCCACGCCCGCTGACCGCTTTCGCCGCCCGCGTCATGACGACGATGACGGGTCGCCGTTCCATCACCAGCGCTGCCGTTTTGGCCGGGGAAGCTATTGATGCCGCCGAAATCCTTCCTGGACGTCAACGGCCAGCCCATGCGGCGGGCGGCGCTTGCGACGCCCCAGGCCACGCCAACCGTCGTCGGCCTGCGGTCGATCCTGTCAGACCATCCGGCGGGCGGCTTGACGCCGGATCGGCTGGCGCGGCTGTTGCGGGCGTCCGAGCATGGCGACGCCACCGCCTATCTGGAATTGGCCGAGGATATGGAGGAGCGGGACTTGCATTATCGGGGCGTCCTGTCCACCCGCAAGCTGTCGGTGGCGCAGCTTGAGGTGACGGTCGAGGCCGCGTCGGACGCCGCCGACGATCAAAAAGCCGCCGCTCTGGTGCGCGACGCCATCGCCGCCTTCGACATCGAGGAGATGCTGTTCGACCTTCTGGACGGTCTGGGCAAAGGGTACAGCGTCGTCGAGATGATTTGGGACACCACCGCCGCCGATGGCTGGCGAGTGGTCGGCTTTGAGTATCGCGACCCACGTTGGTTCCAATATGACCGCGTTGATGGGCGCACCCTGCGTCTGGTGGACGGCAGCGCCAACGGCGAGGATCTCCAACCCAACCGCTTCATCATCCACAGACCCAAAACGAAGAGCGGCGTGCCGATCCGGGGTGGCCTAGCGCGGGTTTCCGCCTGGGCCTATCTGTTCAAGACCTTCACCATCAAGGATTGGGTGGTGTTCGCCGAGGTCTATGGCCACCCCTTGCGGCTGGGGAAATATGGCCTCGGGGCCAGCGAGCGCGACAAGGACGTGCTGCTCGCCGCCGTCCGCGATCTGGGCAGCGACGCCGCCGCCATCATCCCGGAAAGCATGCAGATCGAATTTCAGCAGGCGTCCACCGGCAGCGTGGAATTGTGGGAGAAGCTCGCCGACTGGTTGGATCGGCAAGTGTCCAAGGCCGTCCTGGGGCAAACCACCACCACCGACGCGATCTCGGGCGGCCACGCCGTCGGCAAAGAGCATCGCCAGGTGCAAGGGGACATCGAACGGGCCGATGGCCGCCAGCTTGCCGCCACCTTGAACCGTGATTTCGTTCCGGTGCTGGTGTCGGTCAATCTTGGGCCGCGCGACCGTTATCCCAAGATCCGCATTGGCCGCCCGGACGAAGAGGACATCGGCGCGCTGGTCGAGCGCGTGGTCAAGCTGGTGCCGTTGGGCCTGAAGGTCGGCATGTCCACCATCCGAGACCGGATCGGCATTCCCGACCCGGCCCCGGATGAGGAATTGCTGACGCCCCCGTCGGCTCCACCCCCGCCGCAGAGCGTCCCAACGCCCGCCACGCAATCGGTCCAGGCGGACGCGGTTCCGTCCTTCGATCTTGACGCGGCCATCGCCGAACAGCTCGCCGCTGAAGGCTGGAACATGGCCGCCATCGTCGATCCGATCCGCGCCCTGTTGAGCGAGGCGAAAAGCCTGGAGGACGTCCAGGCGCGCCTGACGGCTCCCGAGATGGTGGCCCGCCTGTTGGGGGCGATGGACAGTTCCGGGATTGAGGAGGCACTGAGCCGGGCTGGCATCGGCGCTTGGTTGGCCGGGCGCGCGGAGGGTGGCGATGCGCCGTGATGTTTGTGAATTCCCCGCCGATGGGCTGGCGGGGGCCAGGGTGTTGAAGCACCCCAGCCGCGAGGTGGAGCCTCGCACGACCGAAATCGTCCCGCCTCACCAGCGCTGGTGGACGGACACCATAGGCAGTCACACGTATGGAGGAAATCCGTTGCGGCTCCTGCGCCAAACTTTTGGCGCGGGGAACCGCAGAAATGCTCGAAATCAAGTGCTCGCGTTGCGGCACGATCAACCATGTGAGGGTCAAGAACCCCCCATCAGAGCGCCCAAGAGCGTCCGACTCGGCACAGGACACTCATGGGCAGGATCGACGGGGAGCATCCCCGCCTTAGCGCGGTTGGCGCGCGTGGTTACAGTCATGACGAGGCGGGTCGCGTCGTCGGTTTTGGCGATGCCGAATTCCGCATCGCTGAAATTCCACGGGCAGTGGCGGCGGAGATCATCATCCGCCACCACTATTCCGGGCGCATCGTCCAGAACAGCTACATTCACCTTGGCGTGTTTCTGCGCGGCGAGCTGGTTGGCGCGCTGCAATTTGGCTACGCCATGAACCCGGCGTCGGGCAAGAGCGTGGTGGCCGGAACCGGAAACCGCGACTATCTGGAACTCAACCGGATGTGGTTGAGCGACGTCGTCCCCCGCAACGGGGAGAGCATGGCGATCAGCTACGCGACCAAATACATCAAAGCCCGCTTTCCTGCCGTGCAATGGATCCAGTCTTTTGCCGATGAGCGGTGCGGGTGTTGGGGCGTGGTTTATCAAGCCTGCAACTTTGTCTATTGCGGCTTCCACTTCACCGACTTCTATCAATTGGACGGTGAATGGTTTCACGAGATGCTTTTGACAGCCCACAAAAAGATGGGGACGCGAGGCGCGCGGCTGCGGGAAAATCTGCACCGCGCGACCAAGCATCGGTTTCGGCAATTCCGTTACGTGCTGTTTCTGAAACAATCCGCGCGGAAGCGGCTGCTGCGGAAAACCGCCGCTTACCCAAAGCCGGGTTTGGGGGCTCCTCATGGCTAAAGTTTCGCCCCTGTCGCTGCCGCCCGACCAAGCCCTTCGTTTTTTCCGCGACAAAATCACGGAAGGCTCGTTCGATCATCGGGACATCTTTGGTGGTCTGCACGCAACCTATTTCACGGTGGCCAAGGCGATGGAGTTGGATGTGCTGGAGGCCATCCGAACCGCCACCGACGCCGCCATGGCCGAGGGTCAAACCAAGGAGCGCTTCGCCGCCGATCTGACGCCCACCCTGCAAAAGCTTGGCTGGTGGGGCGCGCAGGTTCGCGTCGATCCCTTGGACGGGCAAGAAAAGCTGGTCCAGCTCGGCAGCGCGCGGCGGCTGGCCACCATCTATGACACCAACCTGCGCACCGCCTACTCCGCCGGGCGCTGGGAGCGCATCCAGTCCCGCAAGGACAGCCGCCCCTGGCTGCGCTATGTCTGCGTCCTGGATGGCCGCGAACGCCCGCAACACCGGGCATGGCACGGCACGGTGTTGCGGGTGGATGATCCGTGGTGGCGCACCCACTACCCGCCCTGCGGTTGGTTCTGCCGCTGCTCGGTGCAGCAGCTCTCCGACGATGATCTGACCCGATTGGGGCTTGAGCCGTCCGCGCGGGCGCCCGATCTGAAAAACCAGCCCTGGACCAACCCGCGCACGGGGGCCACCGTCCAACTGCCCGACGGGATTGATCCGGGCTTCGGTCACAATGTCGGGCTTGCAGCCGATCAGGCCGCGCGCGTGCGGCTGATCGAAAAGCTCGACGCAACCGATCCGCCCTTGGCGGCGGGCGTCGTCGGCGACGGGATGAAAAGCGTGGCCTTCGTCGACTTCTTGCGTGAAGGCGCCAACCGGCTGGGTGATTGGCCGGTTGGCGTCCTGGCGCCCGGCCTCGCCGCTGACGCCATGGCGCTGAAGGTGCGGGTGGTGCGGTTGTCCCGCGACAGCGCCGACAAGCAGGCGCGCAACCACAAAGACATTGGGGCCGCCGACTATCAAGGGCTGGCCGCCGTCTTGCGGTCGGACAAGACGCCGCTCCCCGCCAACAAACCTCGGCACTGGGCGCTGACGGGCGAGCACAACGGCAAAATTTACAAGACGATCATCAAGACGGCGCGGTTTGGACGCGAGGCTTTCCTGCAATCCTTCCACGTCATTGACGCGGCGGAGCTTGCCCGCATCGAATTGCGCGGTTGGGCCGCCGTCGATCCCGGCCCGGAGGGTATGGTGATGTGATTGGGCGGTCGGGAAGGCTCCCCCCGGAAATGGATACCGGCCTCTTCCACGCGCCCTGTCGGCTACGGCTGGGAGTTTCACCGTGTTTCGACCGCCCAAACCCACTGTAGCGCCGGAGCGGCCCGTCGGCAAGATCAGCGGGCCTTCTGGAAAGGCCGCCAAGCACGATCTTGGGCGCTTGGGCTACCCGCGTGCCGGAAAAATCCTTTAACGCGTTTTTTAACGCCTTTCCGGCCCGTTTCAGGGGCGCCCGACCGCCGCATCCACCACCATTATGGCGGCGGTTCCCTGGACGCATGATGCGTCCATGAATTCCCCCCGCCCCATCCAGCCGCATCCGGCGCTCCGTCTGTCGATGGCCTCCAGTTCGGGGGCCGCCGACGTCGTCGCCTTTTCCGTCCTGGTGTCGAGCCTGCCCGAACTCGCGTCGGCGACGTCGGGTTGGATCAAGCTGGCGCCGCTTGGCGTGGTGTGTGGCCGGGATGGCCGGGGGCCTTACAATTTCGGAAACCAAACGCAGGCCGCCGCCATCGTCGCGGCGTCCAAGGCCTACGCTGGGCCGACCGATCCGTTGATCGACTACGACCACGCCTTCGATTTGTCCGCCAGCCGTGGGCTTGGCAACGCCCCCGCCGCCGGGTGGATCAAGGATCTCGATGTGCGCGCCGACGGGATTTACGCGCGGGTCGAATGGACGAAGGCCGCCGCCGTCAAGATGAAGCGCGGAGAATACCGCTACGTCAGCCCGACCTTCAATCACGCCGCCGACGGCACAGTGGTCCGCATTCTTCGCGCGGGCCTGACGAACCACCCGAATTTCAACCTTCCCGCCCTTGCTGCCGCAACCCCACACCAGGAGCCTGTGATGGACCCCACCCTTGCGGCGCTGTGCGCCGCGCTGGGAATGCCGGTCGGGACGGACGTGAACGCGGCGATCAGCCGTGTTCACGCCCTGACCGCCGCTTCCGCCGCCGCCCGCGCCGATTTCGACCGCATCGCCACCGCCGCCGGGCTGTCCGTCGGCGCCGAACCCACGGCCATCGCCGCCGCCGTCTCCGCCGATCCCGACCCCAAGGCGTGGGTGCCGATGGCGACCTACACCGCCGCCGCCGCCACCCTGGCCGAGTTGCAAGGCCAGACGCTGGAGCGGGAAGCGACCGCCGCCGTCGATAAGGCGGTGACGGAGGGTAAGGTCGCGCCCGCCACCCGTGAGCATTTCCTCAAGGTGTACCGCGCCGACCCGTCGGGCTGGACCGCCTTCGCGGCGGCTTTGCCGGTGGTGGTGCCACCGGGCAAGACGGCGGGGGGCGGCGTTTCCGGCCAGCCGTCCGGCGGTTCCGTGACGGGCGCGCTGGATGACGGGCAGAAATCCGTCCTGGCCATGATGGGCGTGGACCCGGCCAAGGCGGCCAAGGTCATGGAAGAGATGGGGTGGGCGTCATGACGGCCTTGACCGCCCCGCGCGGGACGTTGGCGCGTTCGGGCGCGCTCCTGTCGGTCGCGCTCGCCGCCGCGACCAAAATCCAGGCGGGCGCGCTGGTCTGCGCCAACGCCTCCGGCTACGCCGTGAACGGCACGGCCATCGCCGGGCTGACGGCGCTGGGCCGGGCGGAGCAGACCATCGACAACAGCGCCGGAGCCGCTGGCGATGAACGGATCGACGTGTGTCCCGGCATTTTCCGCTGGAACAACGCGTCCAGCGGCGACGCCGTGACCTTGGCGGATCTCGGTCGGCACGCCTGGATCGTGGACAACCAAACGGTCGGACGGACGCCGTCGGCCAGCCGCAGCCCCGCCGGTGTGGTGGTCGATGTGGATGGCGATGGGGTGTGGGTGCGCAGCGGCCCGGCGGTTCCGCGCCCGCAGCGCTATGTCCTCCCGCTGGTCATCGCCAGCCTCACCGGCGCGGGCGTCTATCGGATCGTGGCCCCGGTCGCCGGAACCATCGTGGCGATCCGCTCGGTTCTGGCGGGCGCGCTCGCCACCGGCGACGCCACGGTGACGGCGTCCATCGGCGGCGTCGCCGTGACGGGCGGCGTCCTCACGATCACGCAGGCCGGGTCCGCCGCCGGTGACGTTGACGCCGCCCTGCCCACCGCCGCCAACGCCGTGTCTGTGGGCGACGTCATCGCCCTGACGGTGGGCGGCGCCAATTCGGCCAACGTCGGCGCGTCCGCGCTGATCGACATCGTTTGACCGGAGAGACAGCATGGAAATCAATCGCGGCAATCTCCGCATGATCTATGTCGGGTTTCGCACCGACTTCCAGGGCGCTTTTACGGCGGTTGTCCCAACATGGCCCGCCATCGCCATGTCGGTCCCCAGCGCGACGCGGGAAAACCAGTATGGCTGGCTCGGCAAATTCCCGCGCATCCGCGAATGGATCGGCGACCGGGTGGTCAACAGCATCGCGGCGTCGGATTACACGATCCGCAACAAGGATTTTGAAGGCACGATTTCGCTCGACCGGAACGACATCGCCGACGACCTGCTTGGCGTCTACAAGCCGATTGTCCAGGAGTTCGGTCGTTCGACCGCCACGCACCCCGACGAGCTGGCCTGGGGGCTTCTGACGCGGGGCTGGGACGCCGCCTGTTACGATGGCCAGCCCTTCTTCGACACCGATCATCCGGTTCTCGACGCGGCGGGCAAGGAAACCTTCTACAGCAACAGCGGCGGCGGCAACGGCGCGCCGTGGTTCTTGATCGACGACCGCCGGGTCATCAAGCCGGTGATCTATCAGGAACGTCAGACGTTCAACTTTGTGGCGCTCGACAATCCCGACGACGCCAACGTCTTCTTCAAGAAGCAATACATCTACGGCGTGGATGGCCGTTCCAACGTTGGGTTCAGCTTTCCTCAGCTTGCCTACGGCTCCAAGCAACCGCTGACCCTGACCAGCTTCGAGACCGGCTACGTCAACATGTCGTCGCTGAAGGCGGACTATGAGCGTCCGCTCGGCATCAAGCCGACCAAGCTTGTGGTTGGGGCGTCCAACATCAAGGCCGCCAACCTGATCGCCAACAGCGAGAAGCTTGACGGCGACGTCGTCAACCCCTGGAAAGGGTTGGTCACGGTCGTGTTGTCGGAGTGGCTGCCATGACCCCGGCCATCCGCATCCGGGCGCGGTCGCCGCGCGGCCATTGCCGTTGCGGCGTCCGGCACCCGCCAACCCCGACGTTGCATCCGCCCGGCGCCTTCAGCCCCGAACAGGTCGATGTCCTGCTCGACGACCCCGCTTTGGTGGTTGAAGTGGTTGGCGAGCTGGCGATGGGCGCGCTCACGGGGTCGGAGATCGCCACGGTGATGGCGGACGTCCTTTTCCCGGATGGCGGCGTCTTGACCGGCTGGGAAGCGCACGCGCCCAACCCGCCGCCCACCGGCGCGCCCGAGGATGGGGCGGACGGTGGGGCAGACCAACCCGACGAAGCCGCCCCGCCAAGCGTCGATGAACCCGCGCCCGCCCCGGCGGTTGAGGACGCCCCGGCCCGCGCCCCGGTCCGCAAGGCGAAGGGAACCTGACATGCCCTATGCGAGCCTGTCCGATCTGATCGACCGCTACGGCGAGCCGCTGCTGCTGCAACACGCCGACCGGAACCGCGACGGCGTCGCCGACGAGGCGGTGATCGCGCGCGCCTTGGCCGACGCCGACGCGGAGATCGACGGCTGGCTGGCCAAGCGCTGCCCGGTCCCGGTCGATCCCCCGTCGCCCCGGCTGCGGGCGTTGGCGACGGAAATCGCGTGGTATCGGCTGCACCAGGACGGGGTTGATGAAAAGACCCCGGCCCGGCTGGCTTACACCGACGCCATCGCGTATTTGCGGCGGGTGTCCGAGGGGCAGGCCGACCTGCCCGGCGCGGTCGGTCTTGTCGGCTCCGCCCCGCCGTCCAGCGCGTCGCCCGGCGGCGCGCGCGTGGCCGGAGCCGAGCGCGTGTTCAGCCGCGACCGTTTGCGGGGGTTGTGATGACCGGCGCCCGCATCACCCTCACCGTCGAGGACAGCGGCCTGAACGCGCTGTTCGCGCGCCTGATCGCCGCCGGGGCCGACCTTGGTCCGGTCATGGCGGAAACCGCCGGAGACATGGAGGAAACCACCCGTCGCCGCTTTGACACGGGAAGCGGACCGGGCGGCGTCGCTTGGCCGCCCTCGGCGCGCGCCAAAAAGACGGGCGGCAAGACCCTGGTGGACAGCGGCCAATTGGAGGCGTCCATCACGTCGCGTTCCTCGGCGATGGAGGCCGAGGTGGGCACCAACAAGGAATACGCCGCGCTTCATCAATTTGGCGGCGCCATCGACCGTCCGGCGCGCACCGTCGTCACCTATCGCACGGTCAAAGGAGCCATGAATCGCTTCCAAGACTGGCGGTTCGTGAAGAAGAGCCGCGCCAACTTCGCGGAAGAGCACGCCGTCGCCGGTCACAAGGCGGTCTACCCGGCCCGCCCGTTTCTGGGGATTGACGGCGCAGACGAGGGGCGGATCGCCCGGTTGATCGAACGCCACCTTGCGCGCGCCATCGCCGGGGGTGTGGCGTGATCCGCCGCGCGTCCGTCGTCGCCCGCCTGAAGGCGCAAGCCCCGTCCTTGCGGCTGGTCGAGGGCCTCGCCCAGTTGGCGGCGCTGAAACAGAACCCGCCCACCAACGTCCAGCCCGCCGCCTATGTGGTGCCGGTGTCGGAGACAGCCAGCGACAACCGGCTGGCCAACGGCGTGGCCCAACGCAACGCCGTCACCTTCGGCGTGGTGTTGTGCGTCACCGATCTGTCCGATCCGCGCGGGGTGGACGCGGGGGACGCGCTGGATCGTGCGCGGGGCGAAATCCGGGCGGCGCTGGTGGGGTGGACGCCCGAGGGCGCGGACGGCCCGGCGTTGTTTCTTGGCGGTGAAACCGTCGATTTGGACAGGTTCGGCGCGCTCTGGTGGATGGACCGCTTCCGCGCGACCGAGAGCATCAGGAGGATTGGATGAAGGACAACCCTACGCCGGGGCGCGGCGGCTGCTACGCGCTGGACGAGGCGACCAATCAGGTCGTTGACGCCTCCGCCCCCACCGCCGCCCCGGACAGCACCGCCGAAACGGCCAACGACGGCGCGACCACCGCCGAACCAACCATCGCCTCGACGCCGGAACCCGCGCGCCGTCGCCGTCCGCAGGAGCCTTGAGCCATGGCTGACGAGCAGTATTACGACAAGCTGGCTTTGATGGTGAAGGCGGAAACGGCGTATGGCGAAGACGCTGGCCCAAGCTCCACGGCCAACGCCATCCTGGCCCAAAATGTCCGCATCAAGCCGATGGCGGCGGAACAGATCGAACGGAAATTCTACCGCAATTTCTGGGGCGCGCGCCCCAAGCTGCGCACCGGCAGGCACGTCACCTTCGACTATGAAATCGAAGCGGCGGGTTCCGGGACACCGGGCGTCGCTCCGGCCTACGCGCCGATCCTGCGCATGGGCGCGTTGGCGCAAACGGCGGTGGTTGGCTTGGCGACCATCGCCGCCACGGCGGTTCCGGCCAACGGGGCGTTGGGGCGCTTCACCTATGCCAAAACGACGAAATTCGACGGGGCGTACAAGCGCGCCGTCACCCTGACCTGCACGACGGCGGGCGGCAGCGGCGTGGCCGCCTTCACCGTGTCCGCGCCGCAGACGCCCGGCGACGCCGCCTACAGCGTCACCGGCGTGGTGATGACCACCGCGTCCCCGTTCACGCTTCCCGGCGGCGCGGTCATCACGCCGAGCGCCATTTCCGTCAATTTCGCGCTCGGCGACGCACTGACCATCGCCCTGACGCCGGAGCGCGTGCTGTACACCCCGGTCAGCGGCGGCGTGGAAAGCTGCACCACCTACGCCAACCTGGACGGCACGCTGCATGTCGGTTTGGGCTGTCACGCTGAAATCGGCCTGAAAATCAGCAAAAAGGGCTTCCCGATTTGGAACGTGCAGTCGTGGGGCCTGTTCGTGCCGATCACGGCAAGCGGTCTGCCCACCGACTGCGATTATTCCGGCTTCAAGGATCCCGATGAAAGCGCGCCGGAGACGGTGCCGGTCTTCCGCCTGGACGGCTACGCCCCAGCCCTGTCGGAATTGACGATCCAGCTCGGCAACAAGGTCGGTTTGCGCCAGGTGGTGAACAGGCGGGGCATCCGCGTGTCGGGCCGCGACGCCACCGCCAGCCTGACCATCGACGCGCCGCCGTTGGCCGAGAAGGATTATTACGCGCTGGTGGACAGCAGCGCGACGGTTCCGCTGTGGGTGCGTCACGGCACGGTCGCGGGCAACCGGATCGACGTCGAGGCGACGGCGCAGTTGCAGGAAGTCGATCTGGCCGACGACGAAAACATCAAAACGCTTCAGATCAAGGCCGGGCTGCAACCGACGCTGGGCAACGACGAAGTCGTCTTCTCCATCCTTTGATCCTTCTTAAAACGGGGTTTTCACCATGTTCATCGTCTCGAAAAAGGCCGATCCCACCACCTTCTGGGCCACCGTCACCGGCTACGCCCCCGCCACAAAGCCCGGCGCCGCCCGCGTCAAATTCGATTTCGACATCCATTTCAAGCTGATCGACACCAAGCAGGACGACAATCAAGTCACCGATTGGGAGTGGTTTGAGGAGCATGTGATCGACTGGAAACGGGTCGAGGATGGCGAGGGGGGGCCGCTGGAGTTCTGCGAAGAGAATTTGCGCGCCGCCCACGCGATGGAATGGGCGCGGCTGCCGATCATCCAAGCCTATTACCAGGAAGTCTCCGGCACGGCGCAACGCAAAAAAAACTGATGGCCGCCGCGCGCTGGTGGGCGCGCGGCGGCAAACCGGCGACGGCCCCGCCGTCCGTCGGCGCGGCGAAGGTGGCAAGCGATCTTGCCGCCTTCGGCGCTCCACCGGAGTTGGTGGCGCGCTGGAACAAGGCGGCGGCGGGCGCGGGCCAGGACGGGGAAACGTCAAACTTTCTCGTCCGCCCGGATTGCTGGCGCGCCGTTCGGTTGTTTTGCGCCCTGGAAACCCAATGGCATTGGGTCGGGTTGGGCCTCGTCGGGGCAAGCCGCACCGGCTTGCGCTATGAGGCCGTCGAGATCACGGCGAGGCTGTCGAAAATGACCTTGAACCCCGCGCTGTTCACCGATCTTCGCGTCATGGAACATGCCGCGCTGGACGAACTGGCGATGGCGGCCCGCGAAGACGCGCGTCGGGAGCGCGCCCAACCGGGCAAGGCTGGCAAGAAGAGGGGCAAGCGGTCGTGACGCTTCAGCTCGCCATCAAGGTCCGCGCCGACAGCAGCGTCCCGTCCGACCTCGCGCCGTCCAGCGCGGCGCTGGATCAATTCGGCGCGCGCGCCAAGGCGTCGGCGGGCGGAAGCAGCCTGTGGGCGGCGGAGGCGCAACGCTCGGCCAACGCCGCCCAAGCGCTCCGGCAAAGCCATGAGGGCGTCGCCGCCAGCATGGCCACCGGGGCGCGTGCGGCGGTCCTGTTCGCAGCCAGCTTGGCGGCGGGCAAGCTGCTCGAATACGCCGACACCTGGACGCAGATCGGCAACCGCCTGCGTCTGGCCGCCCAAGACACCAGCCAGATGAAGGCGGTGCAGGAGCAGCTTTTCCAAGCGGCTCAGAAGGCCGGGGTTGGCATGACCTCGGTGGTCGACGTCTACAGCCGCGCGTCCCAGTCAGCCCGCGAACTCGGCGCAAGCCAGGAGCAACTGACCCGCTTTTCCGGCGGCGCCGCCCAAGCGGTGGCCTTGGGCGGGGCGAGCGCCGAAGCGGCGGCGGGCGCGCTTCAGCAGTTGGGGCAGGCGTTGGGGTCGGGAACGGTCCATGCCGAAGAGTTCAATTCGGTGTTGGATGGCGCGCCGCGCATCGCCCAAGCGGTGGCCGCCGGTCTGACCGCCACGGGCGGGTCTGTGGCCCGTCTGAAGGAAATGATTAACGACGGCAAGGTGTCGAGCAAAGAGTTCTTCGACGCCTTCCTGTCGCAAATCCCACGGATTGAGAGCGAGTTTGGGACGGCGGCGCCCACCATGGCGCAGGCGATGACGACGCTTCAAAACGCCATGACCAAGTTGGTTGGCGAGAGCAACAACGCGCTGGGCGTCACCGCCACCTTGGCGCAGGTCATCCAGGCGCTGGGAAAGAACCTTGACGGCGCTGCGGGCGTCGCTGGACAGATGGCGCTGGGGCTGGCCGCCATCGGCGCGGCGCGGGTTGTCCCGACCGGCATCCAGGCGTTGACCACCGCCATCGACGATCAACGGGTGGCGCTCTACGCCAAAGCCGTCGCGACAGTGGAAGCGGCGAACGCGGAGAAGCTTGCCGCCGCCCAATCGCTGATTACCGCCCAACGGGCGCAGGCGGCCACCGCCGCCACGCTGGCCGGGGCCGAGGCGGAATTCGCCGCGAAGGCCGCCGCCGCGTCCAGCGCCGCCGCTGGCGTGACGGCGGCGGAGGTGGCGCTGACGCAGGCGCGCGCCAAGACGTCGTTGACCACCAACGTCTATGTGGCCAACAAGGCGCTCGCGGCGGAACGGGAGGCTCAAGCCGCCGCAACGGCGGCGCGCGAGGCGTCGATTGCCGCTGACGCGCAAAAGGTCGCCTCGTTGACGCGGTTGCGCGCGGTTCAGGCCGAGGCCGCCGTCGCTGGCGGCGCTGTGGCCGCCGCCAACACTCACCTCACCATCGCCGCCGAGGGCGCGGCGGCGGCGTCCGGCGCGCTCGCCCAACGGGCGTCCCTGTTGAGCGCGGCATGGGGTGGAGTGAAGAGCGCCGGTACGGCGTTGGTGGGGATGTTGGGCGGACCTTGGGGGGCTGCTTTTCTCGCCGCGTCTGGGGCCGTCTATTATCTTTCGACCCGCACCACCGCCGCTGACCAAGCCCAAGACGTCTACAACAGAACCTTGGCTGAGGGGCGGAAGCGTATTGATGACCTTGCAGGCGCAACCCGTAATCAATCAGCCGCCCTTCTTGAAAAGCAACGAGGCGATGTGGCAAGCGCTCAGGCTGAGAATGCGAAAGCTCAGGCGGCGGTTGCCGCAGCCGCCGCAATGGAGCGGCGGCCTAGCGCGCGTGGTCTCGGTGGCGCAGCCGCCTCCGCCGCCATGCTGCAAGCTTCGGAAATTGCGACGATAACGAAAAAGACCGCCGAGGCGGCGGCGGCGGCGCTTGATGGCATGATGTCCGTCAGCCAAAAGACCGGCGACGCCGTTGGTCTGGAACTGGCCAGCAAGCTGGCGCGCGGCACCGGAGCCTTTTCCGCGTTGGACAAGGCGACCAGCGACGTCATGAAGTCGCTCGGCCTGACGATCCAGTCCGGTCGTCTGATGTCCAACGAGCAGGCCGACGTCGAGAAATCGACGCAGGTTCTGAACCGGGCGCTTGCCGCCGGTCCAGGCTTCTTGCGCAGTTGGGGGGCAAGCGCCGCTCAGATCAACCTTGTGCTCGACACGATGAGGCAGAAGATTGATCCGGTCGCCTCGGCGGTCGCCGACCTGAACCGGCAGATCGCCCAAATGCAAGTGCCGGACGGCGCGGCGCGGGCGGCGTTGACCACCCTGCAACAGATCAACCAGGAGCGCGCCAAGGCCGGACAGCAGCCGCTGACCACGGTCAGCCCGGAATATCTGACGCTGTTGGACAAGGCGAAGGAGCTGGAAACCCAGCGCGCGCAAGCGCAGGCGAACGCCCGTGCGAAGCTCATCCCTCTTGAGGAGAAGATCGCCCGCGCGCAGGCGGCGGGCAATGACGTGCTCGCCGCCAAGCTCACCCGCGAAAAAGCCATCACGGAGATGGAGGCGAAGGGCGTTGAAACGGCGGTGGCGGCGGGGCTGGCGCAGCAAGATTTCGACGTTTCCGTTACGGCGGCGGGCGCGGCGGCGGGTGAGGCCGGAAAGGGCTTTTTGCGGGCCGCCGATGGGCAGATGCGCTTGGCGCAGGCCGCTGGTCTGGGCGAAGCAGCGGCGCGTCAAGCCGCCTACGCGAACAAGCTCGCCGAAGAAGCAGCCAAGGGCAACGGCAACGTCGCCGCCCAAACCGCCGCGAACCAACGTGAAGAAGCCGCCGCCATTCTGACAATCCGCAACGAGACGGTGCGCGGGTTGGTGTTGGAAACTGCCAACACCAACGCCCTGACCACCGCCATGGCGGCGGGCGGCGAAGCGGTGCGGGTGGCGCAGGAGAACGAATACAAGCTCGGCCTGATCCGCAAGCTTGGCACCGACGCGACGGTGGCCGGAACGGCGGCGCAAAAGGCGCTGAACGACGCGCTGGACGCCTATCGCGCCAACCGCGCGGCCAACGACAACAACAAGCTTGAGCAAGAGCGCCGCGCGGCCAACGACAATCTGGCGCTCGCTCAGCGCGAGTTGGCGTTGATGGGCGAGGCCGAGGGCGTGCGGTCACGCGCGCTCGAAACCATGCGCAACCAGCAAGAGGCCGCGCGCAAGGTCGCCGAATTGGGCGAAGAGGGCGCGCGGCAGTGGTTGGCGTGGCAAGAGCAGATCGCCGACACCCGCGCCTTGATCGATTTCCAGAAGGAGGTGAAGCAGACATCCAAGAGCATCGCCGACGATCTGGCCGCCAAGATGTTCGACAAGGGCGGGTCGATCCTGGATTGGTGGCGGAACCTTCTGAAGCGGATGGCGATTGAGATCGCCAGCACGCAGTTCATCATGCCCATCGTCCAACAGGTGGTCGGCGCGGTCCCGCAGCTTTTCGGCATCCAGGCGCCGGCCAGCGTCGGCGGCGGGCAGACGGCGACGGGCGGCGGTCTGACGAACACGCTGACCAACACGGCGCTGTCGAAGGCGGGCGGCTGGGCGCTGGACAAGCTGGCGCCCGGCGGCCTGATGAACGGGCTGGACGCCTGGGGCTATTCGACGTTGGGCGTCGGTTCGGCAAGCTACGGCGCGCCGATGGTTGCCAGCAACGGCCTGTTGACCGGCGGCGGGGCGACCAGCCTCGCGACGCCGACGGGCATCACGGGCGGGTTGTCGGGCTATTTCGGCGCGGCGAGCGCGGGCGCGTTCGGCGGGGCGTTGGGGGGGCTGATCGGGACGGCGACCAACAGCAAAGCCATCGGCGGGTTGTCCGGCGCGGCGCTGGGGGCTGGCTCCGCCTATCTCGCGTCGGCTTTGGGTTTCGGCGCGCTGGGCGGTCCGGTCGGCCTTGCCGTCGGGGCCATCGTCGGCGGCATCATGGGGCTGCTTGGCACCGCCAAGAAGAGCGTAGGCCCCAACTCCGCCGCGAACGTCAAGTTTACGGCGGGCGTCGCCGGGTTGGGCGACGCGGCGGCTGACAACGGCGGCGACGTGACCAAGAGCAGCAGCGCCGCGACCGCCGCCGCCGCCCTGGTCAACGGCATCGTCACCGCCGCCGGGACGTCGCTGCCCAAGTCGGTCAGCGGCGCCGTTGGCGGCATTGAGTTTTTTGAGCAGGGCAACAAGTGGATCTCGCTGGTCAGCAACGTCCGCAAGGAGTTTGGCTCTGCCGAAGAGGCCGTCACCGATTTCGGCAAGCGGTTGATCGGCGTTTTCCAAGCCGACGGCACCTTGACCGGCGTCAACGCCGACGTCGTCACCGCGTTGAGAAACAGCAAGGCGACCAGCCCTGATAAATTGTTGGAAGACGTCAACTTCGCCAGCGCCTTCCGCTCGACTTTCGATCAGATGCGCGGGGCGCTCAACCCGCTGGACAACGACATCAAGAGTTGGACCGACAGCAGCAAGGCGCTGGGCGAGCAGATCAAGACCAACATCCTGGATTGGCGCGACAAGGCGGCGGGGTTGGGGCTGGCGACCGACAGCGAGCTGAAGCCCGCGTTGACGTCGGCGCTGAACGCGATGATGGGGCTTGGCCCGGCGGTGGAGCCTTTGCGTGGCCTGGCCGCCGTCACCAAACAGGCCGAGATCAATTTCGAGGCGTTCCGACCGGCGCTGCTGTCGCTGGGGCTGTCCGCCGATGAAGTCGCGGCCAAGCTCACGGCCTATGTCGGCGCGCAGAAGGCCGCCGCCGACGCCCAGATCGCCGAGGTGGAGCGCGTCGGCGGGCTGAGCCTGCGCGGCGCGCTGGACCCGTCGGCCCGGCTGTCGGTGACTGACGCGCTGAAAAACCTGTCGTTGGACCCGGCCAGCTTGACGCCGTTGCGGGTGGCGTTGGAGGCGTTGGACGCATCGGCCCGGCAGGGCGCGGCGGCGACTGGGCAAGTGACGACGGCGCAGGCGGCGCTGGGCGCGGCGCTTCGCGCGGGCCTGGTGCTGGGCGACCAGTATCAACAGGTCGTTACGGCCATCGCGTCCAGTTGGACCAGCTCCGCCGAGACGGCCAAGGCGCTGCTGTCCGGGCGGTCGGCCATTGAGACGGCCATCAACCCGTCCTGGCAGGCCAACCCCGACGACGCCCTGCGTCTGGCCGGGCTGGACCCGGCGCGGGTGGGTGGATTTGCGGCGAGCTGGGGGGCGCTGTCGGCGGCGCTGACCGCTGGGGCGGCCTCTGTGGACAGCTTGCGGGCGTCGCACAGCGATTTGGTCGCGGCCTACCGGGCCGGGACGATCACTCTGGCCGAGTATCAGGCGGGCGTCGGTCTGCTGACCAACGGTTGGGACCGCCAGCGGCAATTGCTGGCCGAACAGGACGCGGCGGCCAAGACTGCGGCTGACGAGCGAGCCGCTGCGGCCAAGGCCGCCAACGACGCGCAAGCCACCGCCAACGACGCCCAGATCAGCGCGCAGCGGTCGATTTCTGACGGCTGGTCCCGCATCCGCGAGCAGGCGCTCGCCGCTGTCACATCGCTGCGGCTTGACGCCAACTTGTCCACGCTTGGCGCTAAAGCCCGCCTTGATCTGGCCGAAAGCGAAATGTCGTCGGCTTACAGCCGCATCTTTACGGCATCCAACGACAACGACCGCGACAAAGCGGCCAGCGATTTCAATTCGCTCTGGCGGCCTTACTTGGAGCAATCCCGCGCCTATTACGCCGACCAGCCCGAATATCAGGCGCGACAGGACCGCGTGCTGGCGATGCAGGCGACGCTGGCCGGTCGCGCGGGCGAGCAGGTGGATGCGGCCAGCCGCGCGCTGTCGGTGGCTGAAGCTCAACGCGACTATCTGGCGAGCATCGACGCGCGGCTGGCCAACGGCTCGACCGGCGGCGGGGCGGGGGCGACGACCACCAGCGCCGCCGGGAGCTTCGCGACCAGCGCGCCCGGCAATTGGAAACTGGTCCAGCACGCGGACGGCAATTGGAGCGCCGAGCGCTATGCGACCGGCGCGGCGGCGCTGGGCCAGGGCGTCTACCAGCGCCCGACCAAATTCCGTGAACTCGGCGAGGCGGGGCCGGAGGCCATCATGCCGCTGGCCAACATCGGCGGGCGGCTGGGCATCCACGCGGTGGTTTCGTCCGGCGGCAGCGCCGCGCCGGTTGATATGACGCCGGTGGTGATGGCCGTCGGAGGCACGTCGGGCGCGGTGCTGGAAATCGGCGGGCTGATCGCCGCGCGGCTCGACACGATGATCGGCCAAAACGCCGCGATCCTGCGGGAGTTGACCGAAAGCCGCCGGATCAATCGCGACCTCGTCACGGTCCTGGAACGGAGGGCGGCGTGACCGATGAAATCGCCTGGATCGCGGAGCTGGATTACCGGCGACCGTCCGGGGTGGCCGAGACGCTGTATTTGTCCCACGGCGCGGTGCGTCCTATGCCGTCGTCATGTCCAGACCGACCCAATCAAAAGTACGCCAACCGGATGGTTGAGGTGCCGTCCTATCAGACCCGCGCGCTGGGCGATCCGTCGCGCTTGGGCGGGTCGATTGGCGTCGGCAACCTGACCGTCTCCAACGGCGACGGATCGCTGTCCTATTTGCGCGACTGTCGGCCTGTGGCGGTGCGACTGTGGCGTGGGCGGTCGGGCCGACCTTTGGCCGATTGGACGCCGGTCGCGACCTGCGGCGCGCGCGACCTGCGCTGGGACATTGGCGGCGAGCAAGCCGGGCGGCTGACCGCGCCGATGCTCGATGCGCGCGCCGATTTGGAGGACATGATCCAGGAGGCGACCTATGGCGGATCGAACAGCGGCGCGACGGGCTATGAAGGCGAGCCGGGCGGCATCAAAGGGCAAACCAAACCGCTGGCGCTGGGCGATCTGACCGACGCGCAAGTTCAGGGCGTGTGGGTCAATCAGGTGGCGCGGGTCGCGCAACTGCACGATGGGGTGGGCGCGGGCACCCTTGCCGCCGTCACGACGATTTGGGATCGGGGCGGCGCGGCTGGGTTGACGCTGTCGGCGGACAGCACGGGCACGGTTTTTGACGCCGCAACCCCCTCGTCAACGCAATACGCCACGGATTTGACGCGCGGCTATGTGCGCATCGGCGGGACGCTGGGGGCGCTGCCGACGTTCGGTCTGCGCGGCGCGGCAGCGGCGGGCGACACCGCGCCGTCAATCTTGCGCTGGCTGCTGACCCGGCGCGGCCATGGCGCGCGGATCGGGGCCAGCCTCGCGGCTTGGAATACGACGGCCAAGGTCGGGGTGTGGTTGGGTCAGCCCAACACCTACCGCGAGGCGTGGGACGTGGTGGCCGCGTCGGCGGCGGTCTGGGTGTTGCCCGATGCCGCTGGTCTGTGGCAGGTCGGCGCGCTCGCCGCTCCGGTTGGCGCGCCCGTTTTGGCGCTGTCTGAACGGAAGATCAAAGAGATTTCGGTGGCCGACGCCACCATCGCCCGGCCCGTTTGGAAAGTCACCGTTCGGTGGGGTCGCATCTACAAGACGTATGCGCGTAGCGATCTGGCGGGCGCGCTGGTTGGCACGGCAACGGAAGCGCGCTTGGCCGAAGAGTGGCGCTCCGCCGTGGCTTTGGCCTCGGCGGTCAAGGCGATCTGGGGCGACCAAGCGCGTGAGATCACCATCGACACCGCGCTTCGGGCTGAGGCCGACGCGGCGGCGTTGGCCGCCCAACTGCTGACGCTGTTTGGGCCGCGCCCCGATGGCTCGCCCCGCCAATTGCTGCGGGTCGCCGTCGAAATGACCGACGCGGTGCTGGCGCTGGCCCACGGCCAAGAGGTCGCGCTGTCCTATCCGCTGGAAGGTCTGACCGGCTCTTGGGTGGTCTGGGGCAAGCGCCCCGCCGCGCCAGCGGAACACCTGATCGAATTGGAGCTGTTCGGATGAGCGTGGATCGTAGCGCGCTCTGTCGCATCCTGGACCGCAATCTGGCGCTGGAAGGCTATCTGCGCGGCGATGGCTGGATCCACCTGGACGACGTCCTGCTGCCGACGGTCATCGAGGACGTGGCGCGCTGGACCGCCAGCGGCGTCGCCACGCTGGACATCGTGACGCCCGCGCGCGACCCGGTGACGGCGCTGATGGTGTCCGGCACCACTCTACGCCGCGACGCCGAGGTGCGGATCACCTACGCCGCAAACGACGCCTGCACGGTTCTGGCGCCCGGCGCGCCAACGCCGGAATGGCGGCGGATTTTGGGCCGGAGCTGGCGGACGAGCGGCCTGCGTTGGACGGCCCGCAACCTGTGGTCTGGCCGACCGACGGCGCGCGATCTGGCGGGCTACGCGATCCCGGTGCTCGACCTGCCGACGCGCTGCCGCCCGCTGGTGACGCGGGTCGAGATCGACAACAAAGGCGCGCCGTTCGACCTTGGCCACCTGTTTCTCGCCGAGGCCACGGTCCCGGAATGGGGCTTCGATTGGGGCCGCGAAATCGTGCCGGAAATCCAGTCCAAGCTGGATCGAACGCCGGGCGGTGGCCGGATCGTCGCCTACCGTCGGCCCATGCGCGTTCAGACGCTCGCCTTTGAAGATCTGACCGAAGACGAAGCGGCCCAGTTTCAGGATTTGTCGGCGCGGCTTGATCTGGTCGGGCCGGTCGCGGTGATCCCGGAGCCGACAAAGACGCGGCACCTGTGGCGCGAGGCGTTCGTGGGGTTTCTGCGCGAGGCGGTCGCCCGGCGGCAGGTGCAACCGAGCATGTGGCGGGCGTCGCTCAAAATTGAGGAGATGGTGGGATGACGATCACATGGACCGACGCGGTGGCCAAACTGGCCGCGCGCTACTGGAACAGCGAGCCGGTCAGCGCCGCAAATCCGGGCGGCTTTGATGAGGCCGTGGACGGGTCGCAGGCCGGTCACGAGGTCAATTTTCCGGCGGCGCTGGAGGCCGTGGGCGTCGCCGCCCAACACGTCGGCGACACCGCGCAGGCGGTCGATGCGGCAGCCGCCACCGCCATCGCTCAGATGGCCATCATCCAGGCCAGCGTCGCGGGCGCGCTTGCCGCGAACGTGCCTGTCTCGGAGACGGGCGCGCGACTGGTCGCGGCGGTCGATGCGGTAGGCGCGCGGGCGGAGATCGGCGCGGCCTCCGTCGCTGACGTCCAGGCTGCGCTGCCCGCCGGTCTCACCTACCGCATCGACCAACTCAACCGGCTGGCCGCGCTTGGCGCGGTCGGCGTCAAACTGTAAGTGTGAGGCTGCATGTCAAATCTGCTGAATACCCCCGCTGCATTTCCACTGTTCACCGAGAACTTGATCGCCGCAAACGGCACCAATGCAAAGATCTTTGTTGACTGCCTGCCGCCATCCATAGTCGCCGCCATCACTGGCGAGACCGCTCTGCCCGGCGAAGGCGCGGTGCGGCAGTGCATCCTGCGTGGCGGCGGTCGGGTGATTGATGGCAGCGTCTCCAGCACGGATGGCTCGGCAAAGTCGTTGTTGATCTACAATGGAGAGCGGCTGACTGACCAGAGCAACGCGGGCGTCATGTCGCTCACGACCAGCGGCGTCGCCCGCACAGCCGGGTCGTTTATCTCGGACGGCTGGACGGTGGGCAACGCTCTCATGCTGTTCGGGCCGCCCCTGGCCCGCAATATCGGTTCGGCGACCCAAGCCAACACGGGGTTGCTCGCCATCGTCACGGCGGTCTCAGCCCTGGCGCTGAGCGTCAGCGGCACGCCGTTCACGGTCGATGCCGCGCTCCCGCCCGGCGCCCGGCTGTTTCGAGTGTCCCAGCACACGCGCCGTGCGATACCTGCCTCGGCTGGCAATGCCGATGGTACGCCTCCGGTGCCGCTCATTGGTGGTACGCAGGATCCATCGGCCCCCTCGCAGCCCGACGCCGGGTGGGAGATGGGCCAGAGCAATGCGGTGATCGTGGCGCTGGTGGCCGCCGTGTCGGCGCTGCCAGCCAGGATCGACCTGCGCGCATCCGTGGCGATCCGCTGATGACCCGCGATTTTCTAACGGGGCTACCGCGCGCGCCGCAGCTTATCGGCCAGCCAGCGGCGAGCATGCAAAACGGTGGCTGGAAGCCCGTCGCGGTCGAGCGCATCTACTTGTCCTCCTCCGAAATATACGCGCCGCTCTACCCGTGCGAGGTGGAAATCATCGTCATTTCTCCCGGCGGTCGGGGTTTTCTAAGCGGCGGCGGGGGCGGCGGCTGCGCCTACAAGCGCCGCCGCGTGCTACCGAACGAAAAGCTCATACTCACAATCGACCCGGGCACAACCGCCACGAACTATTACGATACGCGCGGCAGCATCTCGATTGACGGCGTGACCGTGACCGGCGGTCAAAATGGTTCGTCGTCGCAGGCCGCTGGCGACCCATTCGGCGGGATCGGTGGCGTCGCGACCGGCGGACAAATCAACAACAACGGTGGTCAAGGCGGTCGGTGGTCCGGCGGAGGCGAGCGCGGTGGGTCCGCCGCCAGCTTGACGGGGCCTGGCCTGATGGCCTCCACCGCCAGCACCGGCCCCTATAGTGGTGGCGGTGGATCCGCAGGCGGCGGGCCAAGCTCGGGCGGCGGCGGGCAGAACTACGGTGGCGGTGGCGGCGGTGGCGGTGAGGGTGGCGGCCAAGGCGGAGCGCATCTGTGCCTCCTCCGGTTTATCCCAGTTTGAAGTGAGGCACGATGAACGCTATCTATCTCGAAGTCTCGCTACCGACCCGCGAACCGCGAGCCGGTACTCCGGTCGTCTTGCCGGGTTGGCTGGCAGCTCTCAACCTGTCGCCCGGCGAACTGACCGATCTGACAGATCGCGGCTACCCCGAAACAGGCTATGTGCACGTCGTTGAGGGGCCGCCTCCCGAGCCGCCGCCGGGCCACGTCGTCGAGCGCGACGGCTGGACGGTCGGCGCGACGACGGCCAGCCCGCATTGGAGCGCGCGGCCCATCACCGACGCCGAGAGATCGGTGATGGTGGCCGAGCGGATCGCACTGGTCAAAGCTGAGGCCGAGCGGCGCATCCTGAAAATCGCGCCATTGTGGCGGCAGGCAAATCTAACCGCCCGCGCTGCCGAGCTGATGCTGCTTTACGGGGTGCGTGGCGATGATCTGCCTGAGCCGCTGCGGAGTGAATATCGCGAAGGCCAAGCCGTGTGGGACCGGATAAAGGCCGTCCGCGCGGCGTCTGGTGTGATTGAGGAGGCGGTGGCGATGGCGGCTGATCCGACTACCGTCGATCTGTCGGTGGGCTGGCCGTGA